TACAAAAGTATTAGACAGATTATTTGAACAACATAATATACCATTGAGTATTGATGATTGTTCTTCTCAAAGAGATTACGAATGGTGCTATTATACTAATAACGATTTTTCTATTACTGTAGATGCCACCTATAATTATAATTCACCAAATGAATATGAAGCCACAGTATATCTTAATAATAATGATAATGATGGCATAACAAAGACATTTAAAGAAGGCAAAGAAATGGAGCTGATTAAATTTATCACTACTGATAAATTGGAATTGGCAGAAAATCGGAAATTGGAACAAATTAAAGAGGATTTTGATGACTAAAAAAGATTACATTGCACTGGTTAAAGAATTTAATTTGACTTATGATGCTGATACTACTTCGGCATATTTTAACGAATACCCGATTTGTGGTTATAGAACAGACCGCTCCAGTTTCGGAACTAATGATTGGAGTGCGAAAAGTTTAATTATTTTTGAAAATTATACCGATAATCTTAACGAACACGGGCACTATTCTGGTGTATATCAGGACAAATTTGCTACTAAAGTAGAAGAAGCTCGTCAGTTGATTTCTAACCAAATTGTTTCTATTAAAAACAAGTACATAAATGCACGATTGGAAAAAATGGAAAAGGATTTTTGATGCGAAAGAAAGAAATTTTTGACATTTGCGACCAACTGGGAATTACTTATCAAGCTCAACCAGGTTTCACAAACGAATCCTTATTCTATAAGGATTTTTATGTTGGTAGTATTGACAAGTTCGGAAACAAGTATTCTATCTATATGAGCCACGTACCTAAAGAGATTGACGAAAGTGGTTTGTTAGAAACTAAAGATAAAATTATTGCTGCATTGAATTTCAAAATCAAGTCAGTAAAAGAATATGAAACTTTGAAGCGACAAGTGGAAATGGAGAAAGATTTTGATTAAGCAACTAGAACAAATTAAACAAATTGCGACTGAACTCGGGGTCATTTTTGAAGATGATGCTAAGGGTTGTCAGTGTGCAGTAAAAATTCCGTCTGCATATTATGTGACCAGTGGTGATTATATTGAAGACCCAAGCACAATTTATATTTTTCGTTATGACGAAAAACGAATTACAGATTGTATGTGCTTCAATAAACTAATTTTTGATACTGATAATGATGGAAAACTTATTTGGGTCGGAAAAGATAATTATGACCAGTCAATAAAAATACCTGATTATAAAGCAATTAAACAAACATTAACTAAGTGCCGTAAAGATTTGAAAGAAAAAGAAGAAGAACTTAAAATCAAAAACTTAGAAAAGGATTTCAAATGATACTCGTTTTAACCTTAGCATTTTGTGGTTTTGTAATTATTATAGCAGCCATTCTTGCCCTAAAAGGAATGATGAAGGTTAATGATTATAAAGTTAAGCCTTATGACAATACAATTTATCCAGATCAAGCAGTTGAAATTGCTAAAAAATTAGCTGCATACAAAACAAATTTCACACGTTTTACTGATCCTGAACAAATTGCTACAAATGAAATTGAATTTATAGATACGAAAAATGTTGTGATTTTGAAAGTTTCTAAGGTATCGTGTTATAGTGATATAACTGGAATTAAGAACCATCAGGGCTATCTGTATTCCATAGTAAAAGATTATGTTGTACTTAAAAATTATACTTCGCTTGACGAATGTATTAGAGATTACCAGCAAAATTATTGTTTGTTTGTAAAGAAAATCAAAATTGCAGACAGACTTAAAAGTTTACAAGAGGATTTCTAATGAACAAAAGATATGAACAAATGGTAAAGTTCAATATGACAATGGTTCGCTATTACGCAGATAAGTGTGGAACTATTGGTCTGTTTGATAAGTATGATGGTAATTTTAAACCATTAGATTTAAGTAAGTCTGATTTAAACTTATGGAAAGAAATTGCTGCGTTTAGTGGTAATAATGAGTATGAAACTTTTCGTATTGTACCAGAACAATATGCGAATGAAAACTTTTATTATTCAGCAAATAAACATGTAAAATATAAAACTCCAATTTTGATTTTCAAACGAATTAACAATGATAACTGCGATTGGTTAATGTTAATGCAGATTACCAAACCAGCTTTACTTTGCCAATATATAGATGGTGTAAAATATGCTTATGGATTGTCTGCTCATGGAACTCCATTTAAACTTGGTGTAATGAACACTAGAGATGATTTTGATTGTTTCAAACGCAGATATACAGAAATGGAAAAACAAGCAGAAAACAATGATAAAGAACTTGAACGATACAAGTTACTCAAAAAGAAATATGAAGAAAAAATTAGACTGAGAAGACTTGAAGATGACTTTTGAACAATACCACAATTTGATTGACAAATACGGAATTGAAGTAGACGCAGATTTGTATCTGTGTTATAGAAATTATTTGCTGGGTAGAATTGAAACTGACACAACTTATGAAGACCCAAATCGTAATGTTACTTTTATTACTTATGATAACAATGGAAAACCAATGCGTATATTAAATCCTATCGCAATAGATAATTTGTTAAAACACAGAACATTGGAAATTAAGAAGCAAAATGTAAAAGATAAAATAAATAAACTGAATGAGGACTTTGTATGAATGGTGTTGAATTTGAAAAATTTTATAAAAAATACAATTTGAAAATTGATCTGTTTGATTATGATTATAACAATGGTGACACCAATTTGCTTTATAAGTCTGTTCCAGTTTGTAAGTATTTCAAAAATTCTATGACTGGCGAACGATACATCAGATTTCCAGGTAAAGTGTGGCCTGTAGATGATTTTGATAAAGCATGTGATTGGTTTGAAAAGCATTGTATTATTAAAACAAAAGAGATTGATGCTTTTCATAAATTAAAAGAAATGAAAAAGGATTTTGAATGACACAAGCAGAACTTGTAACATTATGTAAATCACTTGGTTTCAATGGTGAACCAGGCAGATGTGTAAAAGGTTCTTATTATGCGAATTTGAACCCTGAAAAATATACAGGTCCGACACTGATTTATCAACCAGTTGATGACCCAAATGTTTATATTTGTCCTAGAGTTCATATTATGAAAAAACCACACTTTTTTGCTGGTGTTCATAAAATATATGCTTATGAAGGAGTTAATAGGCCACATTCGTCAGAAACATATTCAATGAAAGAAAGATACCCAAAATATAGTTTGAATGATGACGAACAAATTAAAAAGGCTCTGGTTGATTTACAGAAACAATGGAAAGACGAACTGAATAAAATCAGAGAAGAAGAAATAAAAGGAGACTTTAATGACACTTAAAGAACTTGAAGAATTCTGTAATGGATTGGGTTTTGATGGCAAAATCGGTCAATGCTGTGGTATTGAAAATGCTCTGTACTGTGATTTGGGAAATGACTATGACGGACCAACTGTAATCTATGCTCCGCCTGGTAATGAATATGTTTATATCGCAGAAGATTTGATAATGAAATTGAGTAAAGATAAGCATTACAAGTATGAATATGTAACTAATGACGGCGATTGTGGATATGAAGATGATATGACAATTATCTATCATCAATACAAATTAAAAGATACTGAAGCAGTTCAAAAAGCAATTTATGCTTTGAAACAAGAATGGAAAGAATGTTTAACCAAAATACGAATAAGGAAAGCAAAAAGTGACTTCCGCTGAATTTAAAAAGATTTTAAAGAAATATAATTTAGCAAACAAAGATGCCTCGGATAAGGAAATTGAGTATGTTTATAGAACATGGTCAGTTAAAACTTTTTGCACAGATATAAATTCTAAACATTTGACCTTCACTAGAGATAATGATTTACATTTGTATTCTATGACACAAGACGAATTTATAAACCTGTTGAACATGAATATGGAACTGCTTAAGTATTATAAATGTGAACAAAAAATTATAAAGATGAATGAAGATTTTATATGAGTGTAGTTCAAAGATACATTGACCCGAACATATTAGCTTATCTAAAAGCGAACTGCCGCTTTGTGTCAGCATTCGGCGAAACTTATTATTGGAAAAGATTTAACCATTTTAATCTATTTTTGAATCTGTTTGAAAAATTGGATATAGTCAGTCATGAAAGGGGTCTGGACGGAAAACCACTTAACATAGGCGCAGATGAATTACTTTGTAAATATAAGTTTTGGTATCAACTTAATTATGACGAATTCCTTAAAATGATTAGCGAAGTAGAACTTTTTGATAAAGAACTAAGTTTAGTTGAAAAATATAAATCCATTGAGCAGGATTTTTAGTATTGTTTTTTGACAGGATTTTTCTAAATTAAAAATATGTATTGTAACTTTCCACGAAAAACTTTTGCCAATTATTACCATAATTTCATTGAACATGGTAATCACTATGCTATTTTCTTTAAGGACACAGACACTTATGCTATTTCTATGAAATCAGAACGAATTTATAATTATTGTGGATATCCTGTTTTAAGAGTTATTGACTTGAATGAATTGGATAAACAAGACCCTGATTTTGTGTGGAAAGTTTTTGAACAAACTTTGAAAGAACTTGATGTTTCGGAGGATTTCTAAATGCTAATTGGACTTATTAAATACAAATTAGCCAAACGCAAAGTCATTAAAAATATGGAATTCTATGTAGATGTTGAAGATACTTATCTGACAAACATTTTTAATCACTACTTAGATTATTTTGAATTCATTAAAGATATGGTTATGAAGCGTTATGAGTTAATGGTCGGTTATGGAAAAGAAGATTACTTTATTGACGATAGCAGATGGTATATTGAAGAACTGAATAAAACCAAAAGAGAAATTGAAGAGGTTTTCAAAAACGAACGATTTAATGTACAGCTCGTAAAGGCTATGAATAATAAAGGTCTTTTTACAGATTACAGAAAAGGACAGGCTGAAAACATTATTGACAATTTTTACAAAGCTAAAGAGATATACGAAACTCGTTACCAAACATTCTCTCCTGAATTGCTGGTAAAAGAATACAAGATTAAACAGAAACTAAAAAGATTACAAGGAGACTTCTAATGTACGAAGAATACGAATTTACAGAACAGTTTATGCATAATTTGATGCATGACATTGAGAGATATGTTGAAGCAAATCGTAATCACATTAAAGGCCTTGAAGGTAAAGTTGATTTTTTGGAAGACCGAATAATTACTTTGGAAAAGCAACACGAACAACAACAACTGTTGGTTGAAATACTTAGAAAAGAAAATGAAGCTCTCAAAGCCTATATTAAATCTGGTGAAAAGATTATCAAACTTGAAAAGGATTTTACTGATGACAAGGTTGGAAGCGTTTGAGAAACTAGCCAAAAATAATGGACTGATGGTGACTGTAGATTTTAATCTTCACAGAGCTTGGTTCAATAATAAAGATTACATAATGAGCATAAACACAAGAAAAGAATTCCAAACTTTAGAAGTTGCATCTAAAGTATTGGGTAGAAAGTTTATGTTGTTCAAACAGTATGTGTACATTGGGCCGAAACTCTATAAGCAATTAGACAAACAAATTAAACAACTAATTGGCGATTTTAAAGCAGCCCTGGTGGAAGAAAAACTGGAGAATATGGGAAATGACTTTAAATGATTTTATGGAAGTCTGTGAGAAAAACAATTTACAAGCAGAAGAATACAGTAAAAATTGGTATATTGCAAACATAAAATCAAAGTTTATAAATGCAACTTGGATAATTTGTTATTGTACTACCGACGAAAAAACTGTACTACCGAAAGACATTTGTACTGATGGTAAAACAATTACTTATGCCGGAAATGTTTTATACAATGAAACTGATTTCAAATGTAAGCTTGAAATTGTTAGAGAATTAGTTAAACTCTGTAAACAAAGAGAAGTTGAAAATAAACTGGAGAATTTGAAAAATGACTTTTGATTGCGATGATATGGTTAGAATTTGTGATAAAATCACAGACAAGTGTGGTGTACCTTGGGTTGAACAGGTTCTTCGCTTAACAGATGATAATTATATGCCGCTGATTAACTGGGGTAAGTCACCTTGTAGAGGTCGTGGTCTTTCGTATGGTTTCTATAACAATGCTTCACCTAATAATCAAGCCGAGTGGATTCATAATAAAACTTACAATGTTGTTATGAACTTTGCTTTTAATACTCTGGTTGATTTAGACATTGACAAAGACGGAATTTACTACTACGAAAATCTTGAAGTTGACATAAACAACGAATGGAAAAATAATAAAGATTATTGGGATGGAACTGCTTGTATTGTTGGTGAATACACTTTCAAGCCATTTTCGTTTTTCAAAACAGAAGACCAACTGGTTGCGTTCGCAGCCGCAAAGTACAATTATTTGAATAATAAATATATGGCTCTGCTTAATGAATTGAATGATAAGACAGCTAAAACCTGGAAGAACTTAATCATCAAAAAGAAGCAGAAAAAAGCGAAAGCCAAAATAAGAAATTTACAGGAAGATTTTGAATGATTACAAGAGAAGAAATTATAGAAGTTTGTAATAATTTGGGTTTGATAGAATACACCTCTCCTGATTTAGAAGATTATAGACCTTGGAGATTTCCAAATAGCATTTTTAAAACTCAAACTTCCGCTACGATTGTAGTTTTAGCAAAAGATCCTGACGATAAAGTAACTGGACATAGACTGTATTTTTACGATAGATTAAACAGTAAAGGAGATGGATTTACTATGAATTGTGAGGATAATGTTTGTGCTTATTGTACAAAAGATGGTAAAAATTATGCTGAAATATACAATAAGAAAACATTTGAAACTGCCATTAAAAATATAATCAAGAAAATAAAAACTGCTGAAGTGAATCTGAAACTAAAAAATATAAAGAAAGATTTTAAATAATAAATAGAATACAATTATGATTGAAACAGTTTGTTGGCTATTCGGCATTATTGGTGCCGGAGCATTTGCTATAAACCTTTTTCCGCAGCTTATTAAATGTTATAAAGAAAAATCTGCTAAACAAATTTCCGTAGGATTTATTATCCTGGCTTTTGTTGGAAATTTGTGTTCGGCAGTTTTTGTGTTTTATACAAATTATAAAACTGGTTTATGGCAAATCCCTATCTATTTCAATTATGGAATTGCTACTTTATTAACAATTATTTTGACGATTATGAAGGTTAAGTATGACAAAGATAAATAGATTTCTTAACATTTTAATTCCACGGAATCTTCTTGCCGACATGTCTTGGCACAGTTTATAACTATTCCCAATATGCTAAAAACATAATGGAATGGTTTGATATAAGTAAATTTTCAACTGACATTGGTTTTACTTTAATCATTTTCTTCCTGGGTATGGGTGCTGCCACTTTTGGTAGAATGGTAGAACTTAACCCTAAACGAATGGCTTGTATCAGTACCATATTGTTCTTTATTGGTATGATACTTGTTTTCTGTTCGCTCCAATTCCACTTGTTACCACTGTATTATGTTGGTTGTTCCTTTATGGGTTGTGGTACAGGTATTGGTTATGTTTCACCGATTAAGCAACTGCTCAGTAATTTCGCAGATCATAAGGGGTTAGCATCTGGTCTGGCTATTACTGGTTTTGGATTGGGTAAGTTCGTTGCCGCTCCAGCCATTGAGTATTTGCTTACGGCTGTATCTCTACCTACCATGTTCCTTGTCCTTGCTGGGGCATTCCTGCTCATTATGACTGTATGTTCGTGGTTGTTTAGACCAAATCCAGCGTTCATTTCTACTGTCTATACTGCTATCCCTATTAAGACCCTAGTTAAGTACACATTCCTAACAAAGCAATATATTTCTGTATGGTTAATGTTCTGTATTAACATATCCTGTGGTTTGGCAATTATTTCACAGGAGAAAGGATTGCTTACAGGACTTGGTTTTAAAGAAATCGCAACAATTATGAGTTTGACTGCCGTATTCAACATTCTCGGTAGATTTGGTATGAGTACTGCGTCAGACCATATCGGAAGAAAAGCTGCATATCATTGGGTTTGTAGTTTAGGTATTCTCGCATCATTTATGATTTTCACAGGTTATTCCTGGTTAGCATTACTTGGTATTCTTTTGGTTGAATTTGCTTATGGCGGAAACTTCAGTTGTTTACCAAGTTTGTTAGCAAAACGATTTGGCGATACTTGTGTATCAACGGTACACGCAATGACTTTGAGTGGCTGGGGTATAGCAGGTATTATTGGTCCAGTACTCGCAAATACTTTCACTGGTTCTAATTTGTATTTAGTTATGGGTGGATTGTATTTGTTCGGTTTCTTAATGATGACTATTTTTGTCAAGAAGGACTCGCAGTGATAAGTTTGGTTTAAAACCATTTCATTCTATGTGGGTATTGACAAACTCAATACCCATTTTTATATTATAACTAAGGAGATTAAACTATGAATAATTACCTTATCATAACTACTAAAGATTCAACTGGAACATTCATTGACTACATTAAATTGAAGTATGTAGAAAGTTTCTCAATTTCAGGTGATGGAGAACGAATGATTGTTAATATGAGAAGTGGCAGACAACATTATATCAGTAAGAAATTCTCTACTTGCGAACAAAATAAACAGACAGTTTCTTGGGAAGAACTTCCTCGTATCATTTGTAATGGGTAAATTATGCTTATAAACCAGCAAATCACAGACGATTTAAAAAATCATATTTGGGGACTTGATTGGCAAGATTTTTGCGATGACAAGACCAAATATAATTTAGACACAAATTATCGTGAACAAGTTAAAAATGATTGGTTCACTAAACTAGAAGCAGAAATTGACAATTATAAAGACAAAGTAATTAGTCAATTTACTGCCAATGGATTTATAGTAGATTACAATGACCAGTGTTATTCTAGTCTAAGGGCTAACATTTGCCGATTGACATATAAACTCAAATACTCAAAGAACGAAAAAACAAATCCTTTTGAGGCGGACATTAAGATTGTTGTTAATCTTGAAGATGAAGGTGTTTCTTATAACTGGTACATTGACAACCCAGTCCGAATTTATTACAAAAAATACTTGAATTGGGGTAACAGAAATGCCTGTAATCACATGCTTTTCACAAGACGAGGATTTGCCCGTAGATATGGTTACAGTAGTTATCGCTGGGTAGGCACGATTGATGAATGGGCAGAAGGCACAAAGGCCAAAGACATTTGTAAGAAACTGAAGAAAACTATTACCGATATGGAATGCGAACACGAAAAATTACAGAAAGGTGTTCAGCAGAAAAAGAAAGAACTCCATATTCAGGAAGATGATGTTTTCGGAATGTTGACCGATTTGAATGCAGAATTTAAAAATGCGAATGTTAAGTTCTTATTCAATGGCGAATGTAATTTTGATTATGTTGATTCTCCAATACGCTTCAATATAGTTTGTTCCAACAATCCAAATCAAGATGACGAAAACTTGTATGTAAAAGAAGGTATAGACATCGCCTTTGAAGATGGGCCTTGGCCTGATGGAACAGCAGAAGAACGTGCTCAGTGGCAAAAGACTCTTGAAAGTCATAAAATGAGATTGTTCTCAGATAACATAAATCCACAAACAGGTTATTACAGAAACCATATTACTATTTCATTAGTTTACAGACCAGATGTTCCTACTCACTGGCACTGTGAAATTTCACATCCAATTTCTAACAAAATAATTAAAAATATGCTTGGTTGTGAAACCTATTATGATTGTGGAACATTGGATGAAATAAAAGAACAATTAACTACTATATTCAGACGAGATAATAGTCTGTATAATACTATTGAGGAATGGAAAAATGGCCTTAATTGAAGTACCACAAGAAAAGTTAGATGATATTAAAAAAGACCGAAAGTACAGTTATATAACTCCACAACAGGTTAGAAATCGTATTCAGGTCTGGGCAAGTAAACTTGGATGTAATCGCTGTCCAAAGGATATGCACGAAATTGCTCAAAACTATCTTTTCTGTGTAACTTTAGATGGGGCTGAATATGAATCCTTTGTTGGAACTAATGGTAATGTTCCACAAACAACATCTTACTGGAATTTTAACATTAATGTAATCAGACGAGAAGATATGCGTGAAGAAAGACGAAAAGATTATATAATCTATGACAGACATTATCACGCACATCTGTTCTTTGAAATTCCAGTAATTGATTCTTTCTCAGACGAGAAAATAGAAAAATGGGAAGATTTCTGTTTGAGATTTCTAGCCAAACAAGTTTTCATTAACAAAAAGAAAGCTAAAAATTGGCTGAAAATGAAAAAATTAAATTCCGATTTTGAAGATTAAAAAAGGACGATTTTAAATCGTCCTTTTCTTTATTCACCCAAAGCCATCGCTTTTTCTGCTGGGTATTGGTAATCAGGTGCTTTCTTCAACCAAGATAACAGTTGACGAAGAACAGTGATTAACTGATATGCGTTCCATTTGACTGTCCCTATATCTTCAGTGAAAATACGAGCTGGGTCATAACCGTCCACACCATAAGTATATAATTGTTCCATTGGAGTTAAGTGGTAAAAGTGGAACTTGTTATTTGTCAAATCAGATATAGTTCTCTCAATTTCTTTCTTCGCATTTACTTTATCGTGGCAAAGTTCTCGCTTGATAATCTGTAAAATAGGACACCAAGTTGTTTTGTTCTTGTCATTTTCAAAATGAGCATAAGTATCCATCATTTCGTCAATTTCAATAAATCGGTTCATATTCAAAACGAGCCATAATCTTAACAACTGCGGAATGAGTCTCAAGTTCTCGCCTCTCCCAAATTCATCAAGTTGTTCAGGTGTGAACTTTGTTTTAAAGTGCGACATTCTTTTATTATACAGTTCTAATCGTTCTGCGTAGGTTTTCTTTTGTTTCATATTTTTTCTCCATTAAAATAACAGCTAGATTTTGTCTAACTGGCGTGAATTATTGAAGTTCTAGTTGAAACAAAAGTGTAAATCAACTATTGCGAACTAGAACATTTTTTGCTATATTAAATATGTATAAACTTAGAGATTTAAATACTATGGGCTACAAAGAAATTATACAGTATCTTGACGATTTTCCATTCCTTCACAAGCAAGAATATAGTGAAGGTGCAGTTGCGTATGAAATCGTAACTAAAACTATGTATCCTGAAGACGATGATTTACCGACAGAAAACACAGCTAGAGCAATTACCATTGACCGATATGGACTTACTTGTCGCAGACTTATGGTTATGAATGGTCTGATTTATGCGAGAGAAGAACTTGAAGTAACTAATCTTACTGAACTGAAGAATTATTTGTTTGAAGTTGAAGAAGAAATTAAACGATATAGTAAACTGTATAAACAGGCTATGGTTGATTATAAACTAAAGAAAATGAAGGAAGACTTTTAATGATTTATATTGACTTTTTCATAAAAGAAACACAAGAAAGACATTTTTATAAGTTTGAAGGCGACAGTTTTGAAATTACAGAACTTCATATCGGCAGAAACAATTATGAATGGACTGGTAGTGAACGAAACGAAACTCACACAATTCCAATTAGATTTACAATGAAAACTAATCTTGGAGAAGTCCATAGTTTTGAGATTGACTGTGGTTATACAGAAGGAAAAGATTTTAGACAACTAAAATACAGAAATTACAAAATGACCAGTTTTTGTATAATGGACGAAAAAGATGGTTTGTATGTTGTATCTGACGAATATGATGAAGTAAATCACGAATGGAAAACAGACTATGAGTTTCACGATAAAATTGCAGGATACTTTAAGGATAAAATCCAAAACGATACAGATTTAATCAAAAAACGATATAATGAAATAAAGAAATTGGATAAAATGAATTCAGATTTTGCAGATTAGAAAAAATAAAAAATTTAATACAAATTAAGAATGATTGCTATATTTGATACTGACATTAGTGAAAAGTCCCGTTCCTCGGAGCGAACAGCAACCCAATGTGAGTATCGGTAGAGGGCAGGCCAATGGTGTATGAATTAGTATATGCCCACAGTTGGATAGGTACAAGGTGTTTGAAGACACCGAACTATCATTGTAAATCTAATAGCGAAGTAAGAATTAACAACTCTTACACACAGCCGCCTTGGTGTTAATGGATATAGTCGGAGTACAGGAAGACCGCCCCGTAAGCCATTATGTAACATCCCTTAGCAGTGATGAATATACAGTCAAAACAAAAAATGTATTTTCATTGAAAGTTCTGTTTAAGTCCTTTAGGCTTAGACAGTTCCGAAAACCATATCAAACAAAAAATCATTTGAATGTTTTACATTCAAATGCTCCTTCGGAGCATTAGTATGAGTAGAAAAACAATTACATTAAAAGACATTTGTATTGAGAATGAATACTTTCACGAAGTAGAATTACTCATAGAAGATGCAAGGAAAAATCCTGTACCAATAGGAACAGGTCATAGTCATCATATAGTTCCTAGATGTTGGTTTAAATTACATAAAATGACTGTAGATAGTAGAAAGTCTAATTTAGTTTATTTGTCTATTGAAAATCATTATAAAATACACGATTTGATGAGTAAGTGTGTAAAAGAAACTGATATGATTTTTAGAATGAAAAATGCAGCAGCATATTTGAAAAATTGTAAACCAAATCCAGTATTAAGAAAAGAAATAAAAGAAAAAGTTAAAAACAAATTAAGACCTTGTAAAGGTAAATGGGCTAACTATTTAAATAATCATATTGAAGAACTTAAACAAAGAAATTTAGATGACCAAATTAAATACTTGAATACTTTAAATTCACAAATAAAATATCAAGTTTTCAAACGAATTATTACAAATAAATTTGTTCGTAAAGAAACCTTTGATAAAATCAGGGCATTAAAGAGAAACAAATTAGATGATAAACTTATCTTAGGGTGGTTATAATGGATCCTAGAGTTAAATTTCTTGAAGGTAAATTAAAATACTTACAAGGACAACTTACAGCTAATCTATTCAATAGACAGACACAAACATTAGTTTATCATAATTTAAATGATGAAATAAATCATATTACTGATAGAATAAGACATTATCTAGTTCATTTACATACAAAGTGTGAATCAATGGATGATTTTATTAAATACTGTAAAGAAGTTGATAATGAATTTGAAGATGCATGTCAAGAACATTTATTTTGTACTGAATTTGACATTCCATATACAGGTAAATTAGACAAGAGTGTTTTAATACATTTTAAGACTGGTATGGCAACTAGAATTAGAGAAGTAAATTCACTACATATTGAAAAGAAAAGACTGTATATAAATGGTCAAAAAGTAGCACAGGACATTCGTAGATTTATCTTTGTAGATAAAGCATTTGAATTGGATAAAAATGATGAAACCGAATTTAATGAACTGATTGAGCATTTCAAGTCACTTAAAGAAAGACTTAAGTTACAGAACATTGGAGAAGATTTCAAATGACATTCAGTGAATATGATGTAGTAAAAGCACAATATACAGTAACAGAACAATTTGAAGAATTAAGATTATATTTGTGTGCTGATAGAGGATGTACTGACCACGTATGGCAAGCGCCATTGAGTACAAAAACCGAAACACAAGCAAATAAAAATTTTTATCTTTTGGCCTTACCAAAGGGTGAAAATTTCACAGAAGAAAAGTACGAAATAATTAAGACAATGTTTGAGAAATATGTAAAACTTGAAAAAGAAAAAGAAAGACTTGAGAAATTAAAGAAGGACTTTGTATGACTTTACTATTTGAAAATGATGAACTTGATAAGTTGATACTAAAGTATCATTTGATGGTTTATAGTGGAATAGGAAATGATTATTACCTTTGTTTTGATGGAGATGTACCTTCTAGTTATATAGGGATATATAGCAGATATTATAAAAGAGCTTGTTTGTTTGACAGTATACATTTAAAACACGATAAAATAATAGGTGATAAAAATAAAAGACATATTTATATAGAAGTTGAACCATTTGAAAAACATTTAAATGAACTTATAATACAGCGTAAGAAAATACTTGCGGAACAAAGAGAACGCAAAATGAAAAAGGATTTCAAATGAACCAATATGAAATTATTGTATATAAAGTCAACTTCATAAAACAAATGGCTGAAAAATACGATTTAGTTTATGAAGAACACAGACAAGGAAATGGTGAAAAAGATTTTGGTTTGTATTTGGATAAAGAAAATAAGTATAAAATTTTAAACTATGATACTTTCTTTTTCAATTCGTATTCAGTTCTACAATCTTTAACCATAGATTTTATGGTTTTGGGAAATCCAAGAATAAAATATGGTGAGTTTCATAATATAAGAAGTAATGATTTGACCGAACAGTACATTAAGACATTGAAATATACTTACGATGAATTTATACGAATTACTGATTTTATTACAAAAGAACAGAAAGCAGATAAAAAATTAAAGGACATTAAAAATGACTTTTGATGAAGTAGATAAAATAATTTGTTCGTATGGATTTTATAGTTATTATTATGGCTCGGACAAACATGACTCAGCTAAGTATTATATGTACCCTGGAATAGATAGATTAGCAATTTATACTGAAAATTTATGTGAACAAAATTTAAATAGTTTAGATAAAAAACATTTCAATGAAAAAGATTTGAACCGAGTAGATTTAGTTACATTTTCACCGATTGTATTATGGAGTACTGGTGAGATTGGTGTAAATTATGCTATTGAATCCTTAAGATTGTGGAGGAAAAATATACACAATACATCTTTTAAATTGACTGAAGAACGATTAAATAAAGAACTAAAAAATTTTAAATTCAGTCTTGAATCATTGTTACAAGAACAAAAAATTGCTAAAATGAATAAGAAACTAGAAAAGTTGGAGAATGATTTTTAAATGACTGAAGACGAATTAAAACAAACATTTGCGAATTTTAAGTCCACTGATGACAAGTGGACTTTTTTAATAAATTTGGCTAAAAATCATAAATGTTCGGAGAACATTAGAGAAGACAAATATCTTATTAAGGGGTGTTCTACGAAATTATGGCTAAAACCAGTCTTTGTAAACAATAATTTACATTTTGAAGTAGATGCCGAGATTGGTTTGCTCTCATTGGGATTGGGAATTTTAGCCACAATGCTCTATAATGGCAGGACTTGCCAGGAAATGGCTCAAGTAGACCAGAATGTGTTTATAGAGATTGGTTTATTGAATGGGCTAAGTGCGACCAGAAACAACGGCTTTGCGAGCATTTTGAAACAAATAGATTTGTATATAAAATTTTACAATAAAATTCTATACAACCATTGACAAAACTGCGATAAATTAGTATATTTGTTATGTAACAAAAAAGAGGTAACACTATGAAGAAATCGCAGCTCACCAAAATCACCACAATTCTCCCGTTTGATGGCAAATACATTAAGGTTGGTAAGAACCGCAACAAGCTTTGGAATTTGATGGATTCCGAAGGCAATTTGATTAGTGAAACCTGGTTTGAAAACATTGAAAAGACAACTGACGGTGCGATTATCACGAAGGCCGAAAAGAAGGAAATGCGTTTCGTGAATGTTGGTTCTTTCAAGAAATTCAATTCTGTTCGTGAACTGGTTCCTGTTAGTGTGGTTGGTCTGATTGATATTGACTCTATTGAACCGACCCAATGTGAAGGTTATGTTGCTAAGGCCTACTTCTTCGGCAAGAGAATTTACATTAAGGCTGACGGACGAATTTTTGATAGTAACGATAATGAACTTCACATTATGTTCAACTGCGTTGATACTCTCCGCTTGAACAAGGCACTCTTGGATTTGAACAAGAAGCTACACTATGACGGAAATTACGATTGCGAACACGGTTGGCAAGAAACGATTGACAAAAAGGTTAGTATTTTCGGTTTCTATTGGATTGACGATGATGAATGTTGTGTCAGCATTGGCTACAATAAAGTGGATATGAATGACCGTACAAAGAAATGGACAGACGAATTTAAAATCCGTGCTACTCTCAATATGCCGAAGCGTGTTCGTGAACAACTGACCGAAAAGTGGGGTAAACCGGAATCTGGTAAAATCGGTGAATTTAACGAAAACTACACCTGGTCTTTCACGAAGGACAAGCTTGAATTTATCATTGACACTCTTAACAACATTGACTAATTGGAGAACATAAAATGGCTGAATGGAATGTAGATAAATTAAAAACAATTTTGGCTCCTCTCGGATTCTACTGTACAGAACATACTTGGGTTGGTGAGGATAAGCCGAGAAGTTGGCTTTTCAAATTACCTAATTCTGTTCTTTTAGAGTATTTCATTGTGTTGGATAAGTATACAGGTAAAATGGGCTGTGGTGATACATTTATGGGTCACGGTAGATATGTTACCTGTAACATAAATGCTATAAATTTTGATTTAATGGACTTCGCAAGAAATTATGTTCGTACTTATAAACAGTATTATTTTAACGAAATGAAAAAGCATTTAGACGAGGATTTTTAAAATGGCTGAAGAACTTGTAACAACCTGTCCGTTCTGTGGACAGAAATTTACAGGACCTGGAAATTCAACCCGTGGTTACTGGGAAGCAAATGGAAAAACCAAAGAAGAAGATGCCAAGTTTGGCGAAACCTTCCGTTGCTGTGATGATTGTAATATGAACAAGGTCATTCCGGCACGATTGATTCTTATGAGGCAGTATGATAAGCATAGAAAGAATTAAAGAAATTTTTGAAGCCGAAGGATTTGATGTCTTTTCAGCAAATGGTGGTTCTGTTGAATTGGTTTATCTGCCGGATAGTATGAAATACCAAGGCAACCTGATGACTATTTCGTATGACGATTATCAACAGGGAAAATGTATTTTTCCAAAGTTCAAGATTGCTTCAAAGAACTATCACCCACAAATGAGTTACGATTATGGCGACGTTGTGGATTTTAATACTATCAGTGAAACTGATTTGCAGCAGAAGGTTCACGATTTGATGCAAGATGCCATACTGATTAACAAACAAATTATTCAGGCAAAACGCACAAATAAGATTAAGAAGGATTTTTAATGGAATTAACTAGAGATATACTTAAAGAACTAATTAAGACAAAAAATCTTGCTTGGCAGCTCCCTGTTAATCTGAATAAGGGTGTGGTTGTAATGAAAACCATAAAGCAGTTGGAAAAGTTGGTTAAGGACCGAGTAGATGAATACGATTTTGATAATCACGAAATTTTCACATACTGGGATATGAAAAAAGACAAGCCACTCTTTGACATTATCGTTACTTATGACGAAAATATAACAGGTAGTCATTTTACATACGAATTAAGCGATTGTTCTTTGTTCGGAATGTATTTGTTCCAGGACAATTCACTTTCTGTTGGAATGGAAAATGTAATTGAGCAGTTGAAGTTGGATGTTCCGAAAGGCCTTGATTATGCCAAATATGCCAGGGAGAACTTCAAAATCGCACTTGGTGATACAGATTTCGTATAAATTTTGTTCATTACGGCTCCTTCTAGGGTCCCCTTCTTGGGGACCCTAGTTTTTTATAAATACATTAGATAATTTAACGAGGTTTTTAATGGATTTATTAGAACAAGCACAGCATTTCCTTGAAAGTAAGGGGTTTCTAGTAGAGAGTAGAACTGATTTGCCAGGTGGTTGGCCGAATGAAAATTCTGCCAATGTATTCTATTACATAGGGCGTTTAATTACAAATAAGGGACCTCAAACTGAAGCTGCTATTGAAAAATATCTGAACACTAAATTTGATAATAACATTCCTTTAGTTGGAATGCCTGGTGATAAAAAAGATTATAATGTTGGCTGGCGTTGGATATTAAAAGAGTATTTTGTAAAAGATGGCCGCAAATTGGATTTTAAAGATACTTTGAGTAGAGATAATTGGAATGATGTAGCAAAATGGCATGATAAAAATGAACTTGATGAACATCCAAATGCTAGAATAGTATCAGCTTTCTTTGATTGGTATAAAGAAAAGAAGAATGGTAATGAAACCAACCCACCAGCAGAAGTTATAGATTTCTTTGATAATACACCAGTAGAAACACAAGAAGAAGCATTTGGTAAATACTATAAGTTCGCATTAACTCAATTAGATAAGTATTTAGAAGGTGGCTCAGGATTATCTGATGAAGACAAACTTATTCAAAATTTCTGGGATTGGCACAGAGCAAAGAAAGCTGGTAAGCCATATCAGTTAGACCAGGACACAATAGATGGATTGGTAACATTCCTTCGTAAACCAAAAGCAGTAGAAGTATTACAGCAATACTACTATTATTTTGTTCGTGTTATTGAAAAATTATCTGATAAGAACATTAAGACCCCTATTAACACAACTGGTTTACAGAAAGAATTACAGAGAATTATGGATAACTTGGAAAATGACGATTTCGTAGATGAACTTGAAAAGATAGAACGAAATAGATTGCGTGGTGGTGATATGACCGCCGGTCCAGTCTTCGTATTGCCAACTGAAGTAATTAAATCCATTAGAAGTCTCGCTAAAGATACAAACAACATTAACAAAGAAAAAGTTGGTAAGATTGACAAATCACAGGTTAAAGATTGTTATGCTTACTGTGTAAACGAATTGAACAGAAAGTTTCACGTAGGAAAGACTGGTATCTTTGATTTGAACATTCAGGACTTCTACGATACATACAAGATTGTTTTCCAACGAGGTTTCAATACAAAGACATTACACAAAATCTTTGACGAAGTTAGCCAGTATCTATTAGACCAATTAGACAAGGGTACTGCTGATTATTGGAAGAACCGCGGAAAGATTGAACAAGATGAAATTGACGATTTCAATGAAGCATACAAGGCACTTAAAGCTGCTGGTTATATAATCGTTGAAGATACGATTGATGACGTCTTACAGCATGGTTTATCTCCATTTGATAAGGCTAGACTAAACAAGGGACAGAAACCAAGTTGGGCAGCAAAAGTAACAGAAATTGGACCTCGTCCAAAGCGTCCAAAGAGAAGTCAAGATTGGTCTGAAAGGGCTATGGATAGTGTAACCGGTGTCAAAAAACAATATAGTGAAGCAGATTGGCGCCGCGACAATGAACTCAATTTGAAGGGCAACCAACAAATAGAACAAAGATTGAAAGCAATTTTGAATGTAAGTGCTAAAGTAGAAGCAACAAAAGACTATGTAGGTGTTTACACACAAGATAAAGCTTTCTATGTAGAAAGTCGTGGTATAACATACTTTGTAAAGATGGTCGGACATAATTCTGTATTTGACAGAAAAGCCGAAACAGTTAAGAGTTTATCAGATGTAGCAAAATTTATTGAGGAGAATGTGTAATGAAAACAATAGAACTTAAATGGATTGAAGATGATAACCACGTTGTAGCAGAAGATGCTTACAATGGTTTGAAGGATTTGATTGACAGTGGTGTATTTCCTAATTTGACTGCCAAATGTGAAGATGATACACTTTACATTACTGGTGAAAAAGAAGATTTGGATAAAGCAGTAATGAAAATCCAAAAGGCTTATGCCAAGTATGGTCAGATTATGATTAAAGAAGCAAAGAATGGTGTAAGCCAGGAATTGCGTATTGAGTCATTTGACGAAAATGTTCAGGACATTTTCAACCATACACTTAACGATTACAACAAATTCAAATCTAGCAAAGAAAGACCTTTGAATTATGTAAAGCAGTTGAATGATTATAGATTTAAGTTCAAGAAGTTCTATGAAACGGCTGCTCGTTCTGATAAGAAGTTGTTGAAACCATATTTGGATGAAATTTCTAATTTGTTAGATGAAAGCGAAATTGTGAACAAAATAAAACCAATTAAGAAAATAAATGAAGGAAAGTTAATTGATGCTGATGCTTTGAATGTAATGATGGAATTGATTGATCTTGGTTATCCATCTGAAGCAGCAAGCAGACTAATTAAGAAATATACTAACTTTATCAATAAAGAATTGAAGGATGGTGCTAAGCCATATTGGATTGCAAAATTGATTGAAGACGATATGGTTAATCAGAAATATAGTGATAAAGATAATGAAGAAGAACTAGTAAAAGAAGCCAAAGAGATATGCGAATTTATGCCAAGAATTAAACCTATCAAGAAAATTAATGAAGATAGTCTTGATGATTTTGATGATAGAGAAATAAACGCACGTATAGCTGCACAATCAGCAAAAGTTAAAAAATTTGTTGAAGAACAACAAAATTTAATTTATAACTATGTTAAAAATAAATGGATTTCTTTGTGTGAAAAATATAAAATAGATAGAGATACTTATTATGAAGTAACTTGTGATACTTCTTTTGGTAATGGTTTAGAGCCAGGTTCAACTTTCTTTATGGAGATTAAAATTGACTATCTAAAACAATTTTTAAATGCTATTAAAGCAAGGGATAAAGAAGAAGCAGAAAAATGGTTATTTACAAAATTCTGCTCTGACGATTGCCCATTTAAAATTTCACCAGCATGGAAACCTGAGGTTTATAATAGTGGTGATTACAAATATAAAATAAGAATGGGTTTTATTATACCTGAATATAAACCTAGAAAGCCTAGAAAACCAAGAAAACCACGTGACCCAAATAAAGGTTATAAGAAACCAGATTATGTAAATCCAGATATGAAGGGAGGTACATATTTTGATGGTGATACTCAAGTTTACGAAATGCCAGAAGAAAATGAAGCATTTATGATTAAGACTGCTAAGGACATTTGCGAAGCTGCTGGAAAGAAGGTTTTAAATCCTGAGCAAAATGGTTTCTATGATGTTCTCCACGAACTGATTGGCCTTGGTTATAATCGTATTCAGGCCCAAGATTTAATTCAAAAGAATGTTGAATATGTTTATCTTGAATTGGAAAAAGGTCATAAGCCATCCGATATTGCTAGTGTAATAGATAACGAATATGTTGTTGAAAATGCTGATAACGAATTAACTAAACATTTGGGTAATTTGAAGAATTGGGGTATTGTAGAAATGAATGAAAGTTTCCTTTCTCCAGGTGAATTGAAGAAGAAACTACAAAGAGTAGCTGCTCGTTGGGCTTCCATAAAGGGCATCAAATTTGAAGAAGCATACAATGAACTTCGTAAAAAGAAATCAGTGAAAGATATGTTAGACTTCTATTCAGTAGACGAAATCATTGACGATTTGAGTAAGAACAAAAAAGAAGTTGATGATGAACTTGAAGAAGAAATCTAAGTAGCATAGATAAAATAAAATTTACAAAGCGGGTTGAAATACACCCGCTTTTTGCTATATTGTATTTTATGGTAATGCTGGTCAGTGACATTTTTGATTTGCTAAAAAATAAATATGGAGCTGTAGAAACTCCTGTAATTGGAAGTTCTGTTGTTTACCGAATGGATTTAATGTTGAACTTCCATATAGATTTTTCGTTCAAATGGTCTACTTGTACGATTGAATTGTTTAGTACAAATTCAAAGTATGGTTCACATACAACATATTTCAGTTCACAGTATTGGATAAATGAAGAAGGTTTTGATAAGAAATTAGAAGATACAATTTCGGAATATGTTGAAACTGCAAAGAACATTATTGAGAAACAAAAGTTAGATAAAATAAAAGAAGATTTTGTATGACATACAAAGAATTTAAAAGTATAATAAGACCAAGAAAGGGCACAACTGAAGGAACGATAAAAAGTTGGTATAAATGGTGTAGAATTGGAACTTGGACTTCAAATATAAAATCACATAAAATGAGTTATGACGCAAGCATGTTTTATATAAAAAACATAAGCCTGAATGAACATAATGAATTTTTAAAAATTTATAACTATTTAAATAGATTAGCAAAAAGTAAAGAAAAGCTTGAAAAATTAAAAGAAGATTTCGTATGAGCCGTAATGAGATAATGTGCTTCTTAATGAACGAACAACATTTTGAATACTTAGGAAATGAATTTTCAGATGGGAATATGTGTAACCATCTGGTTAACTTTAGTTTTGGAAATGACTATGTTATCGGAATGTATGTTTACAGTACTGCTGCAACTATGGCATTAGAGCAGTTCGCTCCGAATGGAATAAGAACAATAAACTCCGGCTCATTTTTATTGGATAAAAATTATAAAGATTCATTTAGATATTTATTAAGCAAATTAACCTTAGAACTAAAACGCAGGACTATAAATACAAGGTTAGAAAAAATGGAGAAAGATTTTGATTCTTAAGCGTAAAAGAGAAGTAGAACGATTAAGCGACGTTGAATTTGGTACTGAGTTAAGTGGTTACAACATACCACGAATACGCAAAGTATTTCCACAGATGATGTCAAATGTAACTGTTGGTGTTATGCCAACATCACAGCCACAGCGGACTTTATTTTGCTCTAAGGTATTTGTATGGTGAAAATGAAGTACTTCCTAAAATGCAAAAGAACCAAACTCCTGAAATGGAAATCAAACCAAAGGTTCATCACCACCACAAACCTGAAGTAAGTAAAGTACAACTTAGACCAAAAAATTGGAACGCAAATCCAGGTAAAAATGAAAGTAGACAGAAGTATAGATTCCGTTAATGAGTGCGAACCTTGGCGAAAATTATATCAGTTCATAAACAACTCAACTTATGGTTTCGTACAAAATATGACAACTGGTTGGACTGGAGCATCCAACAGTGGAACAGGTGTAGTTTTTTGCCCTTATGTTCCACACATTTTTACTCCAAGTAATCTTTACCCACACATCATAGAACCATTTAATTTAAAAACAGAAAAAGATGAAATTAAAACGAAAATCAGATATAGACAATTTAAGCGATTTAGAGCAACAGGACGCTAGTTTAAGTTTTACTGGCCGGTGCCTTTAATACAATAGCATTACCATTAGTTAGAAGACAATTTCCTTCATTGTTTTCTAGTGCTTTGGTAGGTGTAGTACCTCAAGACCCTAAAAAATATAATTCTCCCAAACTAAATCCACGAAAGCAGAAATACATACATAGATAAATGCTCCGAGAAACACGCAAATACATTGAAGAAAATTTTGAGACTGAAGAATTGTTATGCGGTAACAAAGTTTTCCAAAAACGATTTTCCGGTTATTGGAAAATCGTATTAAATAAGTATTGGGTGGATATAATAATGGATAAAATGTTTGAGAAGTATATGTTAAATCCACCAAAAGATAGAAATGATGTGGCTTTAGCAAAAACTGTTCTTACTTTATATGCGACATATAGTAAGAAAATGGTCAGTAAATTGAAGACAGAAAAAATTAAACCAAAAAATCTAAATCTCAAACAAATTACTATATTAGTAAATAATGTGCGAGACTTGGATGCAGAGTTTTCTAATGATATGAAAAAACTTTTAACAATTCATCGCACATACAAATTAAATGAGGATTTTTAATGAACGATAAAGAAATGTTTTTACCAACAGACGAAGCAAAAGCAGCAGACATTAGAAATATGGACCCGCTAGAAGCAATTAAAGCTGCTGCCGAAGGCATTGGGTTGATTTTGAATGACCCAAATCCTAACTGTAAGAAGTGCCACGGAAGAGGTTATATCGGTCGCCACGCAGATACTGGTGAACCAATAGCTTGTTCGTGCTTGTTCCCAAAGTATGAGTCTGCTAGAGAAACTGGAGAAATAATTTTACCACAGAACCGTGCTCAGCGTAGAGCAGCAAAAAAGAAGGCAAAGAAAAATGGCTAAAATAGTATCAAACTTGTTCGTAGAAAAATACCGTCCACAAACTGTTAAGGACATTGTTCTACCAAAAGAATTTGCAAAATACTTTAACAACATTGTAAAGACTCGGAGAACTACCAAACTTACTATTGTGTAGTCCAACACCAGGTACTGGTAAAACCACGCTAGCAAAGGCACTTGTACACGATTTGGGTGCTGAATACATTTACATCAATGCTTCTTCCGAAAACTCCATTGATGTTATCCGTAATCAAATCGCAGAGTTCGCACAAACGATGTCCTTCTCAGGTGGACAGAAGGTTGTAATTCTTGACGAAGCAGATGGTTTGACTCCACAGTTCCAAAAGGCTCTTCGTGCTTTCATTGAAGAATTCCAGAGCAACTGTAGATTCATTTTGACCTGTAACTATTTGGGAAAGATTATCCCAGCATTGCGTCAGGGAAGAACCCAGGTCTTTGATTTCAATATGGCAAAGTTCAAGGATGAATTGTTGCCTACGATTATCAAGAGAATTACAGGTATCTTGAAATTTGAGAAAATTGAATTTGACCCGGAAATTGTTAAGCCATTGTGCGAAGCATATTTCCCTTCTATCCGTCAGATTATCGCCACCATTCAGCAATACTCCCAGGTATATGGCAAAATTGACAATGGTATTTTGTCATTCAAGGATGTCGGTGATGATTTGGCAAATATGATTGTAGAAAAGAAGAAGTTGGCAGAAATACGAAACTACATTGAACAACAGGGCATGAGTTATACTGATTTCTTTAAGAACTTATTTGACAGACTACCAACTAAAACCAAAAATCCTGCCCAGGTAATTTTGTTGTTAGCCGAATATGAATTCCGTTGTGGAACTTCGTCTGACCCAACATTACAAATGGCAGCTTGTATCTTGGAATTGATGGGATGCGTATAAGAGTAAATAGAGAGCAAAACACAATAAATGAAATTAACGGGATTGAGCAAATCAGTCTCGGTAATTTTTCATTTTTAAGACAACCAATTCATGTAGGAACAAGAAAACTTCATAGTTCATTCTCAGTAGAAGCACAACAAGACATTAAGGTTATGAAAGGCGTAGATATGATGCAGTCAATGATAAATTCTTTAGCTTCCGAAATGACTGCCGAAATAGATAAAGAAATTATTAGACAAATGCTTGACCGAATTGAGATTACACATTTTGACAGAATAATTCATTATATTCCTGGAGAAGATTTATGTTTGACAGCCAAAAATTGTCATTTGAAAACTTCGTAATGGGTTATAAACATCGGAGTATATATTTTTACTTCGGATAGTTGTAGAGTTTGTCAAGATTATAAGCGAGATATAGAATGGATAAACAACTGTTTCCTGTATTTCGTAGAAGTTAATACTGAAGAAGAAAAATCTATATTAGCGAAGATTATTGACAGAACAGCATTACCTGCTACAGTTGCTTATTTGGATAATGAAATTAAATTTATCCGAATGGGAGAAGTTTTTGAAGCAGACTGGATTGAGTTTGACCAGTTCTTAAAGCAATTTCCTGACAAACCTTTGCCGAAAGATGAAATTCAAAGACGAATAGAAAAGCAGAAAAATCGTTGTTTGTTGACTTACTACATTTTCCCACAGGACATCAGTGAAGAAAAACGCACTGAACTCATAAATAAAGCACACGAATACAATGAACTACCTATTGACATAGATAGATTATGTGTTGGTGTGGATAAAAAGGAAAGGGAAAGAATGTTAGAAGGTTCTTATCATTTTGCGAAGTTGATTTTGTGGAAAGACCCACAGGCATCAGTAGCAAATTATAGTCCTTTCGCAAATGACATTTTGATTGGTTATACGAATGTAAACCAGGAAATTAAATTTATTCAAAGGGAAATTGTATGATACAAATTATACCCGTAAAAGAACGAAAAGAAGACCAAAAAGATACTGATAAGATTTTTTATATACCCAATGAAATCAAGCAGAAAAAGAAAACACTTGTATTGGATTCAATGGCAGCTAAGTACAATTATGCGATTGAAAACATTGTATTGAAAAACGAAGACCCAATAATTTGTTTTCGTCACGAAGATGCTGAAATTAGAAGTCCAATGGAAGTTTGCGAATACAAACTAGCAAATGCTTTCGCAGACAAAAAAGTTGGTTGTTGTGGTTTGATTGGAACAATGGCATTAGAAAATAGTTGTACTTGGTGGGGACCGAACAGACCATTACAGACTGCCGGCTATATTATTCAGGGTGGTGTTAGACCAAAACTTGACGAGAATGGTAAGGAAATCAAGAACGAAAAGGGTCAAGTTCTAATGGAAAAGATAGAATACCCTATGGCGGATTTTCCTGGGTATCACGATTTTATGGCAACAGTAGATGGTTGTTGTATGTTCTTCCCTCGTTGGGTCTTTAAGAATGGACTTCGTTTTGATGAAAATCTAAAAGAATTCCACTTCTATGATTGCGACATTTGTTTACAATTACTAGAGAGAGGATTGAAGGTTGCTACTATTGACTTGGTTGTTAAACACCAGTCTAGCGGTATTCCGTCAAAGAACTTTAATGATTTGAAACTTGTATTCTTTAACAAGTGGAATAAGAAAGTTCACGGAGAATGGCCGATTTCAAACATTAGCACCTTTTATGAATAAGTTAAATGCTGAACAAATCATAAACGAGATAAAGTCAAATTTTAATGAAATGACTTTTGATATAAAGTATCAGGACAATGTTCCTGCATATATGGTGGGATTCTATAAGAACTCCCACATTTTTGTGTTTAATTTATTTGACAGAAGTGTTTCGTTTAAGAATTTCTACCAGAACTATGTTTATCAAAAGTATATTAAACCCACAATGCTTAATAGTGAGAAGTTTTTGGTAGAAACGGAAGGAGTTAATTTTGATTATAACTTGCACAGATCATTACTAACAAAATTAATTCCAAAAATTGTTTTAGGGTTCAAAAAATACTATATTAACAATAAGCAGGAGACAATAAATGAAGACTTCCAATGTAGAACCTGAAGAAAAGAAATGTAGTTTATATGATATGATTTTGATTGCCGAGTCAGTAAAGACTCCTTGGCAAGACTTAACTGAAGAGCAGCAAAAGCTCTGGACACCCTTCGTAATCAACAGATTTATTTCGTCCCGAGAAGAATATGCTCCTTTGATTGCTATGGTTGAGAAATATAGACTTACACCAGAACAACATTACACATTCATTTGTTCGTTAATTGATGGTCGCAGAAAGCACTATTTCAATTATAAGGCATATAAGACTGATAAAGCCACAGATGACGAAAAATTGTTGATTTGGGCTTGTTCCAAGGAATATGAGATTGGTGCAAGAGAAGCCAAAATGTATTTAGCCGATATGACAGACGATGTGAAAGAAGCCCTTAAAGCCAAATGGAAAGATAGTTACGACTTCGCACAAAAGTCATAAATACTATAAACATTTAAGGGAATATATCTATGAAGAATTTTGCATCATTTTTAACAGAAGCTACCGTTGGTGGTGGCGACACATATAGAGCTTCTACAAAGATTGTAGAATTTTTGGGTAAGAAACTCAGTCAAGAATATGCTGAATTGGATGGTCAAACTTATACAAACGCAAGTGGTACCTATTTTGGTTTCTTATTTGTTAGTAAGACTGATAATTCCGCAATTAGAGTTAACTGGGAAGGCAACAAATTCCATTCCATTAACTTTTGGATTGACTGGGACTATGAAACAGACCCAACAAAAGAAATTTTCGTAAAAGACGCAGAACCAGGCAAATCTTCTTTCGCCAAACTTCTTCCAGATATTGCTGCTATTTTGGTGGATGAAAACTCCATTGACACAGAAGGTGAAGAACCTGCTGAAGGCGAAGCAACAGAAGAAGTAAACGAATCGCTTTTGACAGAAAGAAAGGTTGAATACGAAGGAAAATTATACAATGGAAAGGCCGAATTGGTAATTGACTTGTATGAACAGGATACCGATTTGGAAGAAATACAGAGCATTGTTCAGCTCAATAAGAAATACATTAAGGCTATTATTGCCAAATACTTGTATGAAAAGGGTGGTTCCGTTTCCGAAATTGGTGAAGCACTCGGTATGAATAACCAAGATGTTCGTGCTGCCGTTAATGCTGCTGAAGGTGAAGGCGAAGGTGGTGATGACAAGGTAGAACACAGCGAAAAGATTAAGGTTCTCAAGGGTGCCAAAGAAACCGTAGTTTTGAACAAGTTAGTCAAGAAGGGACAACAACAGTTGGATGACACCCAATATGCTGACCCAGATATTGTCTTTGACGAAATTACTGACTATGTTACTATGGCAGCTAAAGAATTGCTTCCAGCATTGTTGATTACTGGACAAGGTGGTATTGGTAAATCTTACAATGTTGAAAAGATACTTGACCAGTATGGTAAGCGTCACGAAACTTGGGAAAAAGTTAAAGGTAAAGCAAGTGCTGCTGCTATGTACAATACACTCTGGTATAACAGAGATAAGATTGTTGTATTTGACGATTGCGATAGTGTTTTCAAAGACCCAGATGCTATCAACGTTCTTAAAGGTGCTTTGGATTCCAATGATTTCCGTGAAATTTCCTGGGCAACTAAAGGCGAAGGAATGGTTTACACATTGGATTTGGATGACAACAAAGAAATTCTCCAGCGTTGTCAAGAATGGTCTGACCAACATCACGGTAAAGAAGCAATCCCAAACCACTTCATTTTTGAAGGCGAAGTAATTTTCATTTCTAACTTGACAAAGGCAGAAATCTATAAGAGAGATTCAGCTCTATTGACTCGTTGTACTTGTATTGACGTAGTGTTAAGTGCTCAGGGTGTAATGAAACGATTACAGACTGTATTACCACACATTAAGGTCTATAAGGCTATGGGAGCAAGAGGTTCCGAAGGTAAAGACATTACTGACGAAGAATTGAAACAGGAAGTATTTGATTTTATGAACTCTGACGAATTCTTGAAGAATCCTAAAGTTCGTGGAAAAGAATTGAACTTCCGTACGTTTGACCAGATTTACAAGCTCCGTTATGCGGAATTGCCAAACTGGAAAGATAGAGCATTTGCTTGTGGTGGTTAATATGACCTTAAACGAAGCAAAAGATTATCTAAATCAAAATGGTTATGAACTCATTGATGAAGGTTTCTTTGGTAGTGCCTATGACAAATATAAGAAAACTGTACTGAAACTTATTTCTAAGTATGGCGTAGAACTTAATAATAATCTAAATGAAATTGAAGATTGGATCCGAGATTACTTTTTAGATAAAATGAATGTATATGACTGCGCTAAAGCCATAAGAGATAATATATAAGTTCTCAATAAAACATTTTATTATATTACAAGTATTGCCAACTCGGCAATACTTTTTTATTTTATTATGTTTGAGATATAAATATATAGAAATTTGCAAAAGGAGACTAAATGAAGAAGCTATTCCTTATATTATTGACAATAGCCACATTTGCGATGGGCGCAGATGTTAAACCGTTCACATTTGCTGATATAGCAACCGATTCAGCATCACAACAAGACCAATATGACTATATGTTGCAGTATAAGTTATATGGTACAGACTATATTAAAATGGGTCGCCGTGTAATCATTCCTGATAAGTCCGGTTGGAATGGTTCGTCAGGACCAATTTCTTCTGCTGAAGGAATTAGTTTAGGTGGTCCTGTCTTGACTGATAGCACTATTACACTTGGTGACCAGTGTCAATTCACAACTGGCCCTATTCGTGCTAAGTCATTAACTACTGGTAATGATAACGGACAAGCTATTTTTGCTGGTAATATATGTTTGACAGAAGCTCCAGTTGCTCCAACAACTACAGGTATTTCCCGTGGTGAAGGTAAATTATCTTGTGATAGTGTTCCACCAGCACCAGTTAATTTGTCTATGCCTACTATTACTTGGCCTTCCGATGGTTATCAACAAGACATTATTTTAACTGAAAATAATCAGGCCGATACTATTGAAGTTCCTGAAGGCGAAGGTCAATATGATTTATATTTCAAGAACATTTGGACTTGCGTAGGTGGTAAGAATGGTTGTAAGATTTATATTCACATGACACAGAACAGACTAACAAGAATTTTCGTTGATTCTTTGTTTATCGGTAACCATACTACTATTAGTGTAATACTTGGTGATTCTGTTTTGCCACAAAGTAAATACCGTGGTAATGTTTTAATTTATTCTAACAAAGACATTATATTTGACAATACTGACAATGTTCCTATTCAGGGTTCTTTCATTACTACAGCTAAAATGTATTTGAAATGTAATCTTGATTTTGCTGGACAGATGCTCGCTAACAAACTTGAAATTGGTGACGATTTCAAAGGCGAAAATTTCCGTTTTGTGAAGTTTGACCCTGACACACTTGATTTCCCAGCATTGGATAAAAACGCAGGATTGAGAGAAAATGATAGCACAGTAATCATTCCAATTCAGTTGAGTGATACTTCTACTATTGATGTTTATTTCACATATTGCTTTGATTTGAAAGAAGGTGTAACAGTTGACGATTTCAATATGCCACCTGAAATTCCAGTCTGTGGAACAAATCAGTCTATTACAACAAAAATTCCTATTGGTTCAAAGACCCCACTTGATACAATTAAAGTCAATATAAAGATTGACACATTGACTGAACCAAACGAATTTCTCATTATGAGAATTGACAGTATCACTGGTGCTATTTTACCTAATGGTGAAACATCTGGTGAATTGAAGATTAAGATTAAAGATGCTCCAAACAAGCATGTTGAATTTGATACAACTGCTATCTACAAGTTCAATGAAAACGATACTGGTTTCGTTTCTTACATTAAAGTTGTAAACGAAACACAATTTACTCATTTCTATTTGGATTCTAGTTGGACTGACAGATATACATTGGATTCTATTACAGGCGAATTGAGACTTGTTAAGGACCCATTGGACTATGAAGCCACAACTGTAGATATGATTAAGGTTACATTGAAAGATACAGGTAATGTAGAAGTTTCTCGTCTAATTCCTATTGGAGTAATTGATGTAAACGAAGCACCTACATTGAATGATACCACATTTACTTTGTATGAAAATGTACCAGTTCCAGCTCTAGTTGGTACATTGAAGGTCAATGACCAAGATAAGACAACAGAATTTAGACAGAACTTGTTTAAAATCGTTGAAGGTGATTCTTGTTTCACCATTGACAATACTGGTAAGATTTATTCAAGTAAGATTTTCAATTATGAAAAGGACACAACCGAATTTACATTGAAGGTTATGGTTTATGACAAGAACTATCCAACAACTTTGTTTGATACAGCTACAGTAACTATCAAGATTGGAAACACAAATGAAGGACCAAAATTCCCAACAAAAGATACAACATTCTATGTTACGGAAAATACCAAGCCAGGTATAATTGGTAATGTTGCTGCTAAAGATGAAGATGGCGACACCATTACTTACAAGATTGTTGGTAATGTTCCATTCACCATTGACACTGCCGGTAACATTTCTTCAACTAGAGAATTTGACTTTGAAAAAGAAACTGGTTTCACATTCAAGGTTGTCGCAACAAGTACTGATTTGACCGATACAATGAAGGTCACAGTAAAAGTAACAAACGAAAACGAACCTGTACATATAAATGATACAACAATTACTGTCAAAGAAAATTATACAGGTCCTATTGGTAAAGTAGAAGGAAAAGACGAAGATGGAGAGCCTGTTAAATATACTATTAGCGACACTACTGACTATTATATTAGTAGTGTGGGCAGCATAACATTAAAAACCCCATTTGATTACGAAACAAAGAACACCGACACAGTTACTGTCTATGTTACCACTCCAAGTGGTGATAAAGATTCTGCGAAAGTAGTAATCAAGGTTCAAAATGTTAATGAAACACCTGTATTACAACCAAACGATACATTGGCAGTTCCTGAAAATTGTAAGAATTGTATTGTTGGTATAATCACAGCAACTGACCCAGATAAAGACCCAATTAAATACACAGTAAAAGAACCTGGATTTACCATTGATTCTGCTGGTGTATTGAAATTGACAGAACCATTAGATTACGAAAAGACACCTGTTGTAACAATAACTGTTACTGCTACAGACCCAAGTGGTGCCGGTGATACAGCTACATACAAAATCAAAGTTACTGACATTAACGAGCCAGTACATACAAAAGATACAACTTGTTCTGTAAAAGAAAACTATACAGGTAATGTTTGTAAGATTCCTGGTACTGACGATGATGGAACAAAACCAACATTTATCGTAACTGACACAACAAACTACAAGATTGATTCTACAGGTCAATTAGTAATCAAGAACCCTATTGACTACGAAAAGAAAACAAAAGATACAGTAAAGGTTATCGTTACAGATGGTGATTTTTATGATACAGCTACTGTAATCATAAATGTACTTGACGAAGACGAAATTCCTACTATTACAAAGATTGACGATAAACCACCTGTAGATACAATAAAGACAAATGACCCAGACCATAAGATAGATTACCAAATTTGTGAAGGAGACAAATGCGACATTGGTAACATTGACATTACAGTTAATAAAGATACTACTGTAAAGGTCTGTAACACAAAGAAAACAAAATGCGACAGTGTAGTTATTTTGTTTAATGATGCTCCACCTGTAGTAACATTGACAAATGCTAAATCCACAGATGCTTACATTGACTATATCACTATTGAAGAACAGAAAGACGATAAAATCTATGTAAACAAGAAGGAAAATCCAATAACTGTTACTGTAAAAGATACTATTCACAAAACTGAAAAGCATTTTGAAATCAAGGTCAAACTTGATACTATCCCAACAAAGGACATTAAACTCAAAGAATACAATTACTTGATTGACGAAACCAAAGCTACAATAAATCCTATAGGTGGAAATAGGGGAGAATTGGTTGAAGTAATCAAGGACAATGGAACAGAAGTTACTATCAAACAAATTATTGACTTGAAGACTGGTAAACCAATAGATACAGTACAAACTGTTTCTTATACCAAGAAGGTCAATGGTAAAGATGTTGTAGTAACATATAAGACTGACAATTTGACTGGTCAAAAGATTGGTGATTACGAAGTTTCTTATATGGTTGATTCTTGTACCAAAGTAACTTACACAATGAATGACAAGAAACAAATTGTCAAGAATGAAGAAGGAAACATCAGTTATACAATTACTTACGATTATGTGGATGATTTTGGAAACAAAGCATCTGCTAGTGTAGAAATTGTTTATGATGACATTCCACCTAAAGTAGAAATTCTTGAACCATTAGAACACGAAATTTTTAAGACAAATGCTGTTCCAGTAAAATGGACTGTCAATGGTGAAGTTCAAGATACATTAACCTTACAGAGACTTGAAAAAGGACCTAACACAATAATTCGTAGATATGTTGATAAAGCTGGTAATGAAAGTGCTGATACTGTATGGGTAATTATGAAAGAAGCTAAAGACATTGACATTACTATTATCCATCCTGTAACAGAAATCAACAAGGATAAAGTAGACGAATTTTACAGTAACGGTGAAAAATATGACCCTAAGAAACCATACAAAGTAACTATGGTAAATCCTAAGGACGATTCATTACCTGAAACTATTGGTGTCGGATTTAAGATTGACATAGCATTACCTTCTGTATCAGCAACCGGTGGGTTGGCTACTTTGGATGACATTGTAAAGAATGGTCAGATTCCGGTTGACGATAAAGGTAACATTGTTGGTGCTTCCACAAAGGGTATTCCGGTAGAAAAATATGTTGAAGAACATTGTACTGCTGAATTCCAGGAAGATTACAGAAAGAACGGTTTGAACATTCCACTTTATGATGTAAAATATAATTTACATTTGTGGGTATGGACAACCACCGCAAACTATGTAAATGACTTCAATGTTGAATACACGCTCAATGACCAGGAAACGACGTCGGAGGCCGGTACCGTCCAAATGGTAGTGGATTGGCTAACCGATAAGGAAGGGGCAGTACGTGCGAAGGGTGGCAAAGCACTAGGCACAGGTTCTTATATCACGAAATTATACTCAAAATCTGTTGCTAAACATCGTTGCGATTACAAAGACCAGGTTAAGGGTGATAAGACTGTGAAGAAAGAAGAAAATATGAAAACTTTTGGTTACAAAAGACCGACTAAAAAGTAAATAAATTTTTACATTCTCAATTATGGGTGTTAGGTAACTAACTCCCATTTTTTTTATAAATACTATAAACAATTAAGGAGAATTTATATGGAATTAAATGAAGCAAAAGAAATTTTGAAGGATGCTGGTTTTCTAGTAGAAGCTAGACACAAAACTGTAGATAAACAAACTGTCCTAGATGTTCTATATGGCTATATTCTAACAAGTAAAAAATCCAGAGAAATTGTGGCTAACTATTTCAAAGAACTATTAAACACTGATGATGTTCAAGTATACAATAGTTACTACACACAGAAAGTTATAAACCACATGTCTTACGCAGATGAAGGCGAAAGACAAGAAAAAGGTACTTTCCTAGAAGTCAATGGACAAACTTATCTATTAGTACCTAATTATCTATATCACGGTGTTAAAAATGATATGTCTTTCCAAGAGTTAGTCAAAACAGGAAAACTTGAACCTAAAAAGCCTATCTAATAGCAATAAGTTCTACAAATAAAATAAAAAATGAAAGAGCCATTCACGGGCTCTTTTTCTTTTTATATTTGAATACATACAAAACAAAATAACTAGAACAAATTATTTGCAGTTCTAAAAAATAAAAATGTTTACACAATAAAAAATTTGTTTCTATATTTTGTTATGTAATCAAAATGATTATACAAAAATCTTAACAAAATAAATCAAGGAGAAAAACTATGTTAAGTAATTATGTATTGAATACACACGATGGTCTTACCTACCAGGTAACAAGTTCAACAATCCAGTCCCGCAATCGTATGCAGGTCACTGGCACAACCGTAAAGAATGTTCGTCACGTTCAGGTTGCGAAGAATCACCTTCGTCCATTGACTGCTTTTGAAGCATCTGTCTGTATGACTGCCGAACAGATTCTTCGTAACAAGAAGGCTATGTCCGAAGCTGAATCTACCATTGTCCAGCTTTCTCGTTTACTCAAAAAGCAGGTAATGGCATAATATGAACATTTGGCGTATTACGAAATATCGTTGTGACCAAAACGGAGTTCCTTATGGCGACCCTATTCAATCCTTGTGTTTCACACAGGAATTGATGGAGTCCTATAAGAACCCAAAATTTGTTATCAAAATTGAAGAACAGGTCGCATTAGACACATACAAAGTAATTTGGACTAAGGAAGAAAGAACAAATGAAAGCAACGGGTAGTAAAGTATTTCTCAAGCGTGAAGAAAGAAAATCAGCAGCTGGTATCATTACTCCATTGTCAAAGCAGGGTTTGGCTGTGTTCACAGTAGCAGCCGTTGGTCCTGGCGAATGGAATGTATTTACTGGTGAACTTATCCCAATGACTGTAAAGGTCGGAGATAGAGTTGTTGCTGATGTAACCACTGCTCCTGAGATTGTCATTACCAATAAGAAAGACGGCACAAAGACAAAGTATAATGTTGTTCCTGAAAGCAGCATTGAAATGATTGTTGATGCCGACGAAGATGTACAATAAACTAATGGAGGGTGTTAAATGAAGATATTAGACGATAAAATGATATTGCGTAATTTAACGACCGAAACTGCTGGTGGATTGTACATTCCAGGAATTGTTCAAATTGCTTACTCAATGTTTGAAATTGTCAATTTAGGCGCAGGTCATTTTGACAAAAGAGTTGGGCGAGTAAAACCACTTCCTAAAGGATTGAAAGTAGGCGACCGTGTTTTGGTTAATGTTGGTGTACTAAAGCCAATTAAGATTAAGGGTGAAAAGCTCTATGTCTGCCCAAATGCGGAAGAAGCTATTTTAATTCTTGACGATGACGAAACACTATAATTAAGGAGTGAGTATAAATGAATTGGAAAGTTAGTTTGATTACAATAGCTTCTGTAATTCTTTATGCTTACGCTTTAGTTTGTTTCGGTTTAGCAGGACCAAACATTCAAAGTATAGCCCTCGTAGCTGGAGGCTATATTTTGAAGTATGGTCTTCTTTCTTTTGGTTTCTTTATGGCAGCCTTTTTGCCTTACAGAATAAATAAGGCATTGGAAAAGAGAAAACAGAAGAAGTACGAAATTGAATCAGAGCAAAAAATTATCGCTGCGGCACAGAAAGCAAAGGCCACGAACGATAAAATATATAATGAGTATATTAAGAACGAGGATGCTATCTAATGGCACAAACACTTGAAGAAGAAGTTAATACCCCAAAGCATTATCGCACACACGAAAGTGGGCTAGAAGCTATTGAAATCACACGCTGGCTCATTGGTGATTTGTCTAATGCTTGGAAATATGCGATGCGATACGAAGATAAAAATACCCCAAAGAAAGATGTTATGAAACTTTGTTGGTATTTGAATGACTTTCACAAGCATTTTATCAATATGAATAATGAAGTTACCAATACAACATTAAACGATTTACCAAGTTATGTTATTTCGGATATGTTGAAGGTAATTGATAACGAACCAGTACCACAAATCAAAGAAGTATTCAAACAAATTCTTATTTTGTATGAATGCAAAGGTATTTTAATTCCTTCCGAATGGAATAAAATGCTAGACGATTTGGCAAGTTATGCGAACACATTAAATTAACCAAAATATATTGACAAAAAATTTTATTGTAAATATATTTTAACACAAAATCAAAAATACAAAAAAGGAAAAATAAATTATGTCAAATTTAACTATTACATCAACTAAAATTTTGCCTATTTCTAATGGTAAGGGTGGTTGTGTTGCTATTGCTCAGCTTGTATTCAATGACGCATTGAAGTTGACAGGTATTAAGCTTATTGATAATGGCTCACATCGTTACATTTCTTATCCTCGTAATATGAGCAATAAGCAGAAGAAGTCCTTCTTTTTCCCTGTAAATAAGGAAATTGCTGAATCTATTAACGATAGATTGTGGGCTGACTATAAGAAACTTAACGAAAGCAAGTAATATGAAGAAGAAAAAGAGTTTTCCGACACCTCCACAGCTCCTTCCAAATAAAAAGAAGGAAATGTTGAAAATCATTCAGGACCCTGAAGCGATGAAAAGGGTGTTTGAACTCATAAATTCTTCATCTAATTTATTTGAAAAATCCAAGACTGTCAAAGCTGTAACTATGTTAGACTGGTATGAAAGGGTTATCCAAATTCTACCTGAAGATATGGAACAGCGTGACAGTTTTTGTGATAAATTAAAAGAATTGGTAGATAACTATGGAGTAGAAGATGGCACTTGTACTAAACAACAAGAACATAACAACTAACGAATTTGTCAGACTAATTGTCTGTTCGGTTTTAGAAGACTTGGAAATAAATTTTGACGATTACGCAAGAATATATGTTCAGGACTACGATTCATTGACACCTGAAGAAAAGACGAAAATCGCAGAATGGAAAGTAAAAGTTTTTGACAAACTAAATACTTGTATGAAAAGGAATGAAATTAAACGTCATGTCTAAGTTTATTGTTGGTAATAAATACAAGGACCAACTTGGTCAAGAATATACTTTTTTGAGCGAGAATAATGGAATAGCAGTATTTCAATTTAACAAGGTTCAAAAGAAGTTTAAACTTATAGAGAAGTTTGGTAGCATTTCTATGGCTTGTAATCTTCGGCACCCAAATTAAAAGTGGCGACCCTAAGATTATATACGATGAAGAAATAGATGGTATTAGACTAAACCAAGAACATATTTTTAATCTTAGTGGAGAAACGTATGTCAGTCTTTTCAAAAGGCATAAAGAAGAAAGTGAAAGTAGACAAAAAGTCAATAAAAAAGGATAAGGTATCAAAGAATCCTGATACGAAAAATCTTTCGGATGAGCAGGCTGAAGCATTACAGAATCGGAGAAATCCCACCTGGTGCTATGGGTATGAACCCAATGATTATCCCAGATTTCTTTAACAACATAAGAAATAACTATTACGTTGCGAATAAGATAATTTGGATAACAGGTTTCATTGAATGGGGACTTATTACAGAAGTAATGCGTAGATTGAATTTCTACGATGACGGCACCAAAGACCCAATTACTTTGTATGTAGCTTCTCCTGGCGGTGAATGTGATGCTGGATGGGCACTTATAGATATGATTGAAAAACTCAAGCATAAGGGTATTAAAATCAAGACGATTTGTGCTGGTTCTTGTTCGTCAATGGCAGCCGTAATTTTGGCAGCTGGTTCAAAGGGTGAACGATATGCTTTCCCATCTAGTAGAATTATGATTCATCAAGCTGGTATTGAATTGACTGGTGGTAAATTGGATGATATAGCAAACACAACAAAAGAACTACAGTATTGGACTGATTTGACTGCCAAATACATTTCAAAAGTCTCTGGCAAGAAGGTCAAAGAAGTTGAAAAGGAACTTTGTTATGATAACTATATGACACCTAGCGAAGCCAAGAAGTTCGGTATCATAGATAAAATTGATGTGGTTTTGGCTTAATGATACTCTCATTAGACGAAATAAAGAAAAGAATTATCCAAGAAAATGACCTGCAGAAGTGCGGGTCTTTTTCCACGGATAAACAAAAGAATGTTCAGGAAACAATGAACATTCTCGCTCAACTTATGAAAAAGTACCCAGAACGAATTGCCGAAATTGAAGAACAAGTTGCTGATGGCGAAGAGTTCCGTTGTTATTTTGAAGACGAAGAATCGTTGAAGGAATTGGGCGAAATGAGATATACCGACCCAGAACGATTTTATCGTATTATCCGCAAAGAAGAATTATTTTTGAATACTTGTTTACAGACTTTTGGCTTTCATAATTATATCGTATCACTAAATCCAGACAAGCTCTTTGGCTAATATAAATACTACATTATATGGAGAATGTTTAATGAATTTTCGTGATTTTGTTAAAAAAGATAATAAACGTACCATTCCTGAAGAACCGGAATACTTGGAAGAACCAGTTGAAGAATTGGATGAAGATACTGAAGAAGATTATGGTGAGGAAGAAGACGATACTGAAGATGAATACTATGAAGAACCTGTAGTGTATGTGCCACCACAGCCACCACAGAGAGTCGCACAAAGACCTGTTCAAAGAGCAGTTCATCAACAGCCAAAAGTTCAAAGACCTGCACCAAGACCAGCACCACGTCCACAACCTGTATATCGCCCACAACCACAACGAATACAGCGTTCAGCAATGCCTGTGGACCAGTACAACCGTCCAATACAAATTGGCAAAAAGCAATTAGCAGAAAATACCATTGAAAACACTGCTAATACTTTGACAGAAGCTATTAAGAGAAAGGTTGATACCATATTCTATCGTTTTGGTATTCAGGGTTTGGAAAAATTGGATGAAAAGATACTTGATACTATTGAAGAATTACAGTATCCAGAACCAAAACAAATTAAGAAATCTGGAGTAAGTATGAGAAGAGTACCTGGTAAGAGAGTGGTTCGTAAACCAAAACCACTTCCTATACAAGATATAGAACAACCTGTTTACGAAGAACCAGTAGATGAAGTCTACGAAGAACAGTTGCCACCAGAACCAGTCTACGAAGATGTTAAGGAACAAGTAGAAGAACCTGTAGAAGAACCTATTGAAGAACAGGTAGAAGAACCAGTTGAAAAAGAACCACAGAAAGAACTTTCAATGATGGAACTTGCTGAACAGGCTTTGAACATTGACCCTTCAAAGGTTATGAAACACGAAGTCGGTGGAACAAACCCAGTGTTCGCTCCACAACCTGTTCCAGTAAGAACACCAACAGAGCCAGCAGAAATTCCTATCGCATTGGAAGTTCCCGAAGTTGCTACTCCAAAAATTATCACTATGCCAGTCATAGAAGAACCAAAGGAAGAACCTATTCCGGCACCTGTGGAACAACCAGCACCAACAAAGAAAACTAGAAAAAAGAAGGTAGAAAAGGACACACAAACTAATGAAGAAAAATAAAACTGACAGAAAACAAAAAGAAGTCAAAGATATGGTAGTGGTGGACGGGACCGTTGTGGAAGCGTTCGCTAATGCTATGTTTGATGTAAAACTAGATAACGGTGCGATTATAAAATGTACCTTGTCTGGAAACATTCGTAGATTTAAGATACGAATTAACCCTGACGAGAGAGTTCAAGTCGGCATTAGTATCTACAATAATGAGGTTGGCAGAATACTATACCGATACAATTAGGAGGTAAACAATGGATATACCAAAGTATAAAACAAACCGACACTTGAGTTGGGATGAGATATGCGAGGAATTTCCTGATGTCGCAAACCAAATCGTGCGAGAAGACCAATGGTCTCCTTGGGAACGAAAACCTGATTTTTCCGAAGTAGACAAGACGATAATGCCCTGGATACCGGAAAAGGTACGAGAAGGTAAAGAAGACGAGCGTATAGATACAATAATGCTAACAAAATAATTCATAGGGACCTGAATGGTCCCTATTTTTATAAATAGTGTATGGACGAAATAGAAAATGTAAAGAAACTATGGAAAAGACTTGAAGAAAGTTTGACAGATTCAAACTCACAAAGAGGTCTACATAGATTGGTGAACAATGCTGAAATGTTATCAGCATATATGGAAGCCAATGGTGTATTAACTGAATCATCCAGAGCAGTACTTGATTTGGAACAGAAAGGTGCCAAAATTAACTTATCTACACATAACAGAGAAATTGACAATGCTTTGGTGTTTATTATCTTGAAAGGTTTAACTACACTCCCTACTAAAACTGAAGCATATCGTTTAGGTCTTATTGATGCTAAGGGCAAACTTATTAGAAAACCAAAAACAGCTAAAGAAAACGATTGTATCAGTAATCTTGATTTGCTATTTTTCAAACTTAGAGAATGGTTAGCACCACGAATTGCTTATATGACAAGTGTTAGCTGGATAAAGGGTGTAATGAATAATATACGCGGACAGAATTATTTTAAGAACGCAAGTATTTTAACTAGACAATATGCTGTTCGTAAAGTTAATGACGAATTATATAAGATTTTGGAGCATTAAATGAATAAACCTTGTCCTAATTGTTATGGTGATTTAAAGAGATATGGCTTCACACTAGAAGTAGGTGGAGTTTATATGACTATGGTTAAGGAAATAAAAACTTGCTGTGCAGTAAAGGTCAAGATTACTAAATTTAATTCCACAGAAGTTACTTTTATAGCTGAAGATAATGATAAAACTTATACAAAAAGCAGAAAAGATTTTATGACAAGTTCGTGGAGATTGAAAGGCCCACACGATACATTGTTCAATGAAGGAGAATAAAATGTTATTCAAAGAAGCAAAAGAGTTCTTAAATAGCAAAGGATATATTCTTGAAGATTACGAATTCAAGAAAGAATATAATGGACCTCGTGGCAGTGCAGTTGTTACTATAAATGGTAAGAAAATCACTGCTGATGATTTCCCAAAAGGCACAAGAGATAGTAATTGGAGAAATTTAGGTAATGCTATTGCTACCTTTAATTCTCGTTATCGTAATTGGCAAAAATATGTAGATATGGAAATTCCTGAACTTGCTAATTATATGTCCGATTTTTGGCATCAAACATACGAATTACAAAATGCTAAAGCTTACATTAGTTACTATTTGAAAAAAGCAAATATAGATGCTGATACAGGTAATAGTGTAGAAGATACTTATCGCAGTAAAAGAGAAAAAATTGTAAAATACAACAAAGACCTTGTCAAAAATGAAACTAATGCTAAATTAGAAGAACGAAATGGCAAAATTAGCGACCACGAAATAGTTTTCCCTAATTTTGAAAGAGCAATTACATTAAATGTTGACTGGACAGAAGGTACATTCTATAAATGGACTGGTTTGTGTGCTTTCATAGATTTATCAGATATTGATGGTTTAACGGCAAATCGTAATACCTGGACAAGAGGAAGATATGATTTAACTGCTGAAAATCTAAACAAAATAGAAAAGTGGTTGAATGATAATGAAGAATTTGTTAGAAAAGAAATGAAACGAGGCAGTGATTACTTTGATTCTGTTGCTGAAGACCAAGCTCGTTATTACAAAGACCACCCAAACGGAAACTGGAGCGGTGACTAATGGTTAGACATCAAAAAGGACATAAAAATTCTAATGGAGAACTAGCTGAATGGGTTATAGTTTCGCACAAAGATGGTCATATAATCAGTTCACATAAAACTAAAGCAGAAGCAGAAAAACATTTAGGTGATATTAGAAAATTCAAACACATGGGAGAATCTATGCAATTAGAAGAAGCTAAAGAATTGCTAGAGAGTGAAGGCTACATTGTTGAATCGTTCAAAGAAGATTTAATTGCTGCGTTCGTTACCCAATGCGGTGAGAACATTTGGCGAAAATACTATGACCGAATTATGAAAAATCCTGAAATGGCTCAATATGTAAAAGATGCCTCTGCCGATGGGATGTCTGCTGACGAAATTGTAGAATACTTACTTGATTGGGATGAACAATTAAATGAAGCAAAAAAACCAAAAATAAAACTAATTTTTGGTATTAGAAAAAGAAAACCTGGTGCTAAATGTAAACCTGCATTTGCCACATTTGAAGAGGCAGATGCATATATGGATAAATTCACTTATCCACAGGATTTTGAAATAGTTAATTTGTTACAACATCCTGAATTATTAGAAGAAGATTTTACACAAGGAGTTCGGTGCTCCCTTGGGTGCAGACCAAGGTATTCCACATTCAATGCAATGTTGTGCAGTTCCAATGATGAGATTAGGTGAACCTGCGCCTTATGGAAAAATACAGAAATGCTGTACTTGTCATCCAATGCACAGACACAGACCTATTCCTTTTGGATTGTATCTTTTGGGTAGTAATGTAAATTTGCTAACTGGTAAAAAGAGAAAACGCAAAAAGAAAAAGAGAAAAAAGAAATAACGGAAAAGCGGGAGTTAAACTCCCGCTTTTTTGAGGTAACAACAAAAATCTTAATCTTTAAAGTTCATTTTTAAAATCCATAGTTGATAGTTATTTGTTCGCACCAAAAGACCATACCTAAGCACATCCAAGCGATTGCCATAAACAAGCAAATAATATATCTTTTGGATTTGTGATTACTCATTTCACCGGCACCAATATAACACCAAAGTATACCAGCAATAAATCCAAGTAAGCCGAGTAAAAACATTTGAACCTCTTTTGTTATTCTTACAGTATAAATATAGATAAAATTTTCACAGTTGTCAATGGTTTTATTGAAAAATAATGTAAATTATTATTAACATAGGTTTTTCATAAATAAAATATGGATGAAAATTTTGAGAAAACAACCAGAATAGTAAATGGTTATTGGTACACATTTGAGTATCACAATGCTAAAGAAACAGTTCCTGGCTATGATAGATTTCCGATGATTTATTGTATCGGACCTTCTACAAAGAATTTGAATGTTTTTGAAGCATTAAATTTACACCATTTACCACTCAGTGCACGCATTGAGTTTATGGTTAGATTTGATAAATTGACAAATTTTAGAGATGCTGACACAAGAAAGGTTTTTACAAGAGAAGAAATTTTATCATATTTCGGACCTGGTATAGGTATTCAAAATGCTATTCGTTTCTATAACAAGAAAAATATTTTGAACCCATACAGAATTTACAATAAATCCGTCCCGTTGTATCTTGAATATGATGGTGATATAATGATGAAAAATCCAGGCACTGTAATGAACAAATACTTATTAGATTTAGGAAAAAATAATAAGGAGTAACCTTTTGGACTACCAAAAAATCTATAACAAGTTAATCAAACTTGGACAAGATAACTATTGGAATAACGAAAAGTATTTTGAAAAGCACCACATTATCCCACGTAGCGAAGGAGGTTCAAACAAGAAAGAAAACTTGGTTGAATTGCCACCCCGTGCCCACCACTTAGCCCACTTGTGTTTAATTAAGTTGGGGTATTGCTTGAAGTATTGTTATTACAACTTTACTATTAAGGAATACTACGAAGCCAAAATGCTAGAAAAGAAAAAGAAGCATTTGTTGATACCTGATGAAGTAGATACTGTGGACGAAATAAACGAATACAGATATGAAGGTGAACAAGAATGAAAGTTTCTATTGAATATGTAGTAATTGGACGAGAAAAGAAGTATCCTGATGTTGCTGGCGAAGTCTTTGTACCAGATGAATGGACTAACGAAAAAATCAAAGAATGGTTTGAAGATAGACACCATAATCTAGGTGGCAAAGGAGTTAAAGTTATAAATATAGAAACAATAGAAAAAGGAGTTTAATATGGATTTAAACGAAGCAAGACAAATTTTATCAAATAATGGATTTATCACAGAACGTGCTAGTGATATGGGTGACTGGCGTAAATGGTTTGACGAATACGAAGATTCTCATCCAGGTTGTAAATTCTTTGACATTCAGGATATGATTAAAGAATTAGCAGATGAATGTGATGAAGATTGGAGAAGACATTGCTCTGAACCAGAACAAGCTATTGATATGAGTTATGAAGAACTTTGCGATAAATGGGGTAGACCCGAAGACAATTAAGTTTCATTTTCGTATAAATTATAACCAGGAAGCAAATTCCTGGTTTTTTCTTTTATACATAAATTTTGAGGTAGTTTTATGCTTGAAGTCAAATTTAATACAGTAGAAGAAATTAACGAACAATTAAAATCACAGTTAGGCAAATTGATGTTTAAAGGCTATTCCGAAAATACCGATAAAGAAATTGAGAAAGTCTTTAAAGATGTAGAAAAATTTGCTGCACCACAGTCACTCGTTTTGGAAGATATACAATTCTTTGAACACGATTTGAAGATTGAATACTTGTGTCAAAACAGACACTATACTATGATTTTGGGTTGTAAATAGTTTAAACATTTTGTGAGGTGAATTTTGAAAATTGCAGGTCAGGACCTTTCTATTTCATCGTCTGGAATTATTGTAGAAACATTAGACGATAAAACATTGGATATATTGGATGTCCAGTATTATGGTTTTACTAGTAAAAAGAAATTAGAACAGGACCATATCCTTTATTACAACAATAAAGATTTCAACAGTGATTATGCCAAATATAACTGGATGAAAGATAAAATTTTGGAATGGACTAAAAATTGTGAGTATCTGGCAACAGAAGATTATGCGTATGGTAAGAGCGGCGCCTTGGGTCAAATTTTCTCACTTGCTGAATTTGAAGGTAACATTAAACTTGCTGAAGTAGAACGCGGGCAGAAAATGCGTTTGTATTCTGTAAACTCCAATAAGAAGTTTTTCTCTGGTTATGGTTTGAGTGATAAAATCGGTATGCGAGATGGATTTGATAAGTGGACTGAAACAAAACCGGATTTGAGCACTTTGCCTGAGGTTGATAACGGAAAAGGTGTAAGCCCTACTTCGGATTTAATAGACGCTTACGCATTATGCGAATGTTTGCGTATGGAATTGAAACTGAGAGCTGGAGTAATTCAGCTACACGAACTACCAAAATCGCAGATAGAAGTATATAATGTAGTCAGTAAAGAGCATCCACAGGGCTTATTAGTAGCACCATTCATTACCAAGTAATGATTACTGCCCAGGAAACGACGTTCACTGCCCAGATTTTGTTCAATACATAAAACCCTACTATTGCCCCAGGAAAACGACGTACTGGGGCAGTACTGTTAGGTTTATAAAAATTTACATAAAGTTATAAATATACTATAAAAGAATTTGGAGTTTTTATGGAAAGAGAAGTAACCCAAGACGATTTGAACGAAATTGAAGAAATCTGTTATAATGATGGCTACGAAATTGACGATATACAGGATGCTATGACAGTTCTTGCCGATGATTTGGTTAAGGAAATGTCGCACGATTATGAACCTGATATATTGAAAGGTGTAAAATTCATTGAATACCAGATTAAATACAAACAAGATAACAACGAATACGATATAGATAAACCTGTTGAGTTTGTAGATAATGGTTTTCCTGATGATTGTACATTTTATGAAGCCAAACAGTATTTAAATTCTAAAGGTTACATTCTTGTAGAATCAAAAAACAGTACAAAAATGGATAAATTACAGGAATTGAAGCTAAAAGAAATGTTAATAGATTTCTGGCCTTTCTATTGTGGCGCAGTTGATGTAGGTAAAAGTGGTTTATCTAGTAATCCAAAAGCACAAAGAAGACATGATAAGATATATGATTATGTAGAAACCATATTTGGTGATGATACTTATAATGTTGTACAAGAAATTAACATTTATTTCATAGATGTACAAAGAAAAATTGAAGATAAACTTTGGGAAGATAATGTTAATAATGTTCAAAGATGGCCTTCCGACCATTGTAATGGTGCTATAATGCAACTTGCTAAAATGTCATTAAATGATACTATTGAAGCAATTAGAAAGGCAGACTTAAATAAAATAGCTGCAAAAGAAATTAAAAAATGGAGTCGTTAATGAGATTAGACGAAGCTAAACATATTTTAAATACAAATGGTTTTTTGTTAGAATCAAAGCAAGATGATGCTATTGAAATTTTTGCTAAAATTTATGGTGTATCTGTAAATACTGCCTGGGATTTAATGGGTGACTTGCAGCACGATATAGATTTAGATAAACTATTCAATAGTAGTATGAGTGCTAAAGATATTGCTTTTAAACTTTTAGACCAATACGAATATGGTGAAGAAGTTGAAAAAAGATTAGAAGAATATAAAAGAACTGGAACAATAACAGTACCACAAAAACCAAAACATAGATATAATTATTATCAACTTACAGTTGTAAATTCTAATGGTGAAAAACGAGATTATTCTATGCACCCGCATAAGTATTGTACTAAAAACGATTATCTAAAATATGGTATGCAAGTATTCATTGATAATGTTAAAAAACAAGAATATACAAAATATGGTATATCAAGCATAGATGATATTAAAGAGATAAAAAGTTTTAGTCTCGGTTATGGCGATACTGTCCAATATGGTAATTTTAAACCTGATATATTAAACTATATGATAAATGCTGGTTATGTTAAGGTATAATATGGAATTAAACGAAGCTAAACAGATACTTGCAGAAAATGGTTTTGTACTTGAAGATAATCAAGTTTTAAATGAGACTTGGGAAAGGGCATACATACAAAGTGTTATTCAAGATGTAGCTGACCAACTCTATGACGAAGAACTAGCTGATATTCCACCACAAGTTGACGAATACGGCAATATATCACCTGACTATTTGAAACGATTTGAATATACTTCACCTGAATTGAGAAGAGCAACTAAAAGAGCTGCAACTAAATTAGCAAATGACTTAAAAGACCAGGGCATCAATATAAATCCTTGGTATTGTGAAATGGAAATATACGACAAATTAAGATACTTTAGTAAATAAAATTATTATAAATACTATAAACAATTTTAATGGAGAACACAAAAATGGATTTATACGAAAATTATTTAAATAGAGCAAAGAAATATCTCGTTGAAGACGAAGAAGATTTGGAACTCACCGATGTTGATACTGAAGAAGATACCGACATTGACGATGTTGCCGATGATACTGATGCCGGCGAAGAAGATGGTGCTGAAGAACCTGTAGAATTGGATATGGCAAACCCTGTCTGTCCTGAATGCGGTGCTACTTTGATTCCTGTTGGTGAAATTGACACAACAGAAGAAGATGAAGATGGCAACCCACTTTATGACGATGATGAAGCAGATGCCATTGACTTGCTCCAGGGCCTTGGTTATGTTATCTACAAGCCAGTTGCTGACGAAGACGCTGTAGACGATGATTTCGCCGGTTCCGATGACGAAGACTTCGGTGACGAAGAAGATTTGGATGACGAAGAAAACGAAGACGAAGAATAATTTATTTTCAATACAACTAAAAAACTCCTTGACAGTGCCTGAAAAATGGCACTGTTTTTGTTTATAGTAATAAATATAGTATGAAGTACGATTTTAGCACATTTTTAAAACAATCATTGAATGAATCAGAAAAGCAGTCAGTTTATAGTAAAGGTAAGTTTAATACAACCGATACTGATGAAATAGAAAATTGGCTTGAAAAAAGAAAAGGAGCATTAGCAGTAGATAAAAGCAATCACCTGATTTATACAAATGATGATGGAAAAGAAATAGATTTATCTACTAATAATGATAAAATAGATTTGACTTCTATATACAAAGAAATTAAAAAATCTTCATTTGAAAAAGGTGTTGTAAAATCATATAGTAAAGATACCTTTGAAAAATTGGGTGAAACCTATGCTTATAGAGCAACTGTATGTTTTACTATAATGAGTCAGAGTGATTTTAAAGATATGACTAACGATGTCTTTGAAAATGACCCAGACAATGTTCTATTACAAATAAATGATTTGCAAGCATATTTTGATTTTGCTGCTGCTTGTACTACAGTTTCCCATAAATTGAATAAAGAAGAAAAAGATAGTGAATCTGCTAAACTTGCTACACAATGTAAAGAACTATTAAATAAACCTGAAACACGATTTCAAGGTATTGAAAAAGTTAAAAAAGAAATTCAAAAAGATTTCATAAAGTATCACGATACATTTTCTAATGCGTTTGATAATGGTATGAAAGAACAGCAAAAGAAAATGACAGAAAAAGATTATAAATGGGTAGATCCTGCTACGGGTTTACCTCCAAAAGGTTTCAGTCAAAAATTTACTAAAATTGCTGGTCAGGGCGCAGCTAAATTAGCTGAACTAGGTAGCAAGTTTGCAGACAAAGTTAAAAATTCTCCTCATAATTTAGAGAATGATATAGCAAGAGCGGCTGTAATTGGTGTTAAAATGATTGCAGTCGGTGTTCACGGTTTGGGTAACTTGTTGAGAAAATTCATTAGTCCAAAAGGCAAAATTTACAAATATGTAACTTCAAAAACTGTTGATAAAAAGATAAATGAATTTAAGCCCAAATACGAAGAAGCTAAAAAAGGTAATTATTTACCTTCTCAAATAAAGAAAGAATCTACTGAAGAAGATAAAAAGAAATGCGAACAATTTAAACATGTTTTCCAGTCTTTGATGTATGATGAACTAATACCAATGTACTACAAACAAACACAGGTATTCAGTGAATGTTATCTAAATCAAAATGATAAGTATATTTTGAAACAAACTAAAGATGGTTGGCAGACCAAACAAACAGAAAATGGAAAATATACTGAACTATGGAATGCTGTTTTGTTGTTAAAAAACCATATTGACAAGTGCGATAAATTCTTCAAATCATTAAATCTATATGATGAATTTAAAGACAGTAAAATGGAATTATTCTTGGGTTCTGTTGAAAAGAATACTCCAAATGAATACCAGCAACCTATACTTGATTGGTTTGATAAAATTAACACAGAAGAAACTGATGTTGAAAAAGTAGATGCTTTAAAACGAATTGCTAACATTTATACTAAAGATATAATGTTACCTTCTATGTCTTTGAATAGTGAAACATTTGCTCAGTATAAAGATAAATTGAGTAAATCTTTGCAAGCATTAAATGTAATCAAAGAAATTCCAGTTGTTACAGAATTTAAAATCAAATTCAAAACTGATGATTTATCTTCTAAAGTAACTGGTATTGTTCCACTAAAAGAAGAAAAGAATGAAGAAGAAAAAGATAGCGGTGTAGATAAAGAACAATTCAATAAAGAATATAAAGCAATAGAAAGCGTTTTAGACGAATTAACTACTAATAATAAATTAGAAGTAATTAACGATAAAATTACAGATATAAATGATAAATCCGATACTACATTAAAACAACTAAAAGATATGGTTTCTAATATGGATAACATTGAAGATGACCTTAAGAAGAAATTTATTGCTTTCATTGAAACTTATTTAAAGAAAAAATCAGTAGATAAAATTGTTGCAATTAAAGCAATTATGACTTACTTTAAACTAAATGAATGTACTACATTAAATACTATTATGAACATTTTGAACGAAGATGTAAATGCTGAAGAACTTAACACACTCAAAAAAACATTAGTAAATGTTGTTTCAAATACAATAGATTTGAATAAAGTAGAAACTATTGTTAAAGATTTCAATGAAAAAGTAGAAAAAATCTATAATGCTTTAGATGACGAAACTAAAAAGAAGTTAGAAAATTATAAAGATGACGGACTAAAATTGTTATATGCTATTAGTGCCATAACTAATAAGCCAAATCCTGAAGAAAAGACAGAAGAAAACCCACAACCAGCTGAAGAAGGTGCGAAATCTGAAGAATCTGAGAAATCTGCTGAAACTCAAAAATCATAAATACATTATAGAGAGATTTGAATATGCCAGATAATAGATTTCCACCAGGACCACATCCATATCCATATTATCCACGTCATCCACACGACCGTTGGTGGAATGACACAGAGCCAGCTTACTCTGTGGCTCCTTGGGAAGGTTGTTGCGACCAAGACGATGATTGTGTTTGTGTAACACCTGACGATGTAGAAGTATGGAACTCTATTTCTAGCCTTTCAGGTCTAACGGCAATAGATTGGGAAAATATATCTTCTTATTCAGCTATTGCTGCTAGTGCTGATTTATGGAATGATGATTATCTTACTACCAGCGCTAATTCCGCTAATTGGAACAAAGTAAGTGGATTGAATGACCTTACTAATCTTTTGAGTTCCAATAGTGCTAATTGGGATAGCACATATAAGACAGTTTCGTCAAATAGTGCTAATTGGAATAGTGCTGTAAATTACAGTGGTAATATAAATGCGAATACAAGTGCCATTTCTGCTTTGAGTGCTGCATTCGCAAAACAAGTCAAAATTTATTTTGACCCAAACACCATTAAGGGTGATGGAACCACTGGTGCCCCATATACTGTCAAAAATTACGAAGATTTTATTGCCTTATTGAATAAGACTTATAGTGGTTATAAAAAACTATATACAGAAGACGGAAAACAGAACTGGATGAGTTTGTCAGCAACAACAGATAGTGATGGCACAAACCCATACTTAAAGACCTTATTCAATGCTATTAACAAAAAAGACAATGACCAGGATATAACTTTGAATAACCACGGCGACTTAATTCAATGGATTTTGAAGAATTTAAACCCACCTCCACCTATTAGCGGAACAGATTTGACATGGGTAAAGATAAACACCCCAACTACATCAGGGCAATTAACTAATTATAAAGAGCCAAACCGAATGTATTATTCCGTTAATGAAAAATATATAGGATAGTATAATGGAAGAAATCATACAACAATTAGCAGCTAGTGGTCCTTTAGGCGTGATTGCAGCAGGTATTGTTTATCTGGTAATCTATTTTCAGCGTAAGCAGACTTCGGAAAAACGAAATGACGATACTGCTCAATTACAAAAGCAAATAGATGATTTGACAAACCAACTTCAAGAAGAAAAGACATCTAAACAGCTTTTAGAAAAGGATGTCAAGTATTTAATGTCAGAAACTACTGGCATTAAAGAAGATATTAAGGAAATGAAGAATACTCTAAATAGTATGGCACTTGCTTTGGAAAGAATAGCAGCCAAATACGATGATAAATAGGATAAATTATGTTAAGAAATTATTTGAAAGAATCCACAGAATTTTATAAGAAAGAAGATAACCCATTATTCTATCTTTTTATCATTCCTAAGTTAGTTAAGGCTGAGCCCGAAACTGTCAAACAAGACCAAGAATTGATGAATTTGATAAATTTCATTGAAGAAAATACCAAGTCTCTCAATATAAAAGTTCTTGAAAAGAAATATAGCCCAATTACATTTATGAATTTGTTTGCGACAGATACTGTTAAAAAGAACGCAATAGAATATATAAATGAATACTTACAGAATTTTGAAACGGATCTTGCTATGGAAGAAAAAGACTTTATGGCTAGTTATAATGTTCATAAGGTATTTGATTTGATTAAAAAGAGTGATGTTTTCAAGGTTTACACCAAAAATCTATAAAAGTAGGAAGTATTATAAATATAGTATAATAGAAAATTTTGGAGAAATTTATGAAAAATCTTGATTTAAAATTTGAACAGTGGAAGAAAAGAAAGCTTGACGAAGGCTTTCTTGATGGCGAAGAAGAAAAGCCAGTAGCTGCAGAGGACGAAGCTCCTGCTGCTGAATCCGAAGAAACATCCGAAGAAACAACAGAAGAAGCCCCTGCTGAAGAAAAAGCTCCTGAAGACACCGATGTTTCCGAAGAAGGTGGTGAAGAAGAAACCACAGAAGATGACGGTTTGGATGACGATTTTGAAGGCGAAACTAAGGAAGAAACCGGAGTTGAAGAAGGTGACGAAGGCCAAATGAACGAATTGAAGGATGCTATCGCAACATTGACAGCTCAGCTCCAAACATTGACAGACCAGTTGAAAAAGACAAATGGTGAAGATGTTGGTGGTGAAGAAACTCCAGCTGAAGGTGAAGGCGAAAGTGAAACCACTGAAGAAACTGCCGAACCAGAAGAAGGAACGGAAGAAACCACTGAAGAAGGTGGTGAAGAAACCTCCGAGGGTGGTGAAGAAACATCGGAAGAAGGTGGAGAGGAAACATCAGAAGAAACTTCCGAAGAAGCTCCCGCAGATGAAACAAAGAGTGAAGCTTATAACAAGTATTGTAAGAAGGGTGGAATACTCGCTGAAAATAGTGGTTATTTGATTTCCTATCTAAATGAAGGTCGCTATGACAAACTTGAAGATAAGATAATGGCTGTAGTCAATGCTAAAATTAGACAACGCATTGATGCTGCCAAAACTAAATTAAAGACCGAAGCATTCAATAAGAAATTCGGAAAGTAATTTACTCAAAATTTCTATTATGGCGAAAGTGCTCCAAAAGAGCACTTTTTGCTATTATACATAAATTATGACAAAATTAACAAAACAACAAAAAGCATATAGATATATGACAAATGAATGTAACGAACTCATTAAAAAATGTCAAGAATCTATAAATGAGCTTGAAGAAGCAATCGCACAATGCGATGACGAAGATATTAAATCTGTATTAGAAGAAAATAAAACTAACCTTGAAAATGAGATAAATAACTTTAATGAAATGATTGAGGATATGAAAGATGGACTATAAAAGCTTTGATACATTAAACGATACATTCAATATAGATAACGATATTGAAGATATGGAAGATAAAGAAGAAAAGGTTGTTCCTAAAAAATCAGCCAAAACTCAAAAGTATTCGCTTGAAGATTTAGAATATATGAAAACTGAACTTCAAGATAGAATTGAGTCAAACAGAATAGTTTGTGAAGAATTAAAGAACTGTTGTAAGGTCGGTGCTCCACCTAGAATGTTTGAAGTCTATGCGAAATTGTCTATGACTATATCAGAAGACATTATGCACTTGGCAGACTTGAATAGACAAATTACTGACTATCAGATTGTTGAATCCAAAGAAGATATGAGAAGACAAGAAATTGAACTTAAGCAGCAAAATGCTTTGAAACGAATTGAAGCTGGTGCTAGAGGTAATGTTCCACAAAATGTTACCCAGATTAACAACAATACATATAATATGACTTCCAAAGACCTGTTAGACAAGGTTATTGACGAAATGGGCGAAACTGGTGATGTAATAACAGATGTTAAGGATTTACCTAAGTTTAATTTTGATTAAGTGATATGAAGTTTTCGGTTTATTATAGAATACAACAAAGAGATGGTTATTTTAGAAGGTTCTTTAGCCAGATTTCTAAAAAGTTCTCTCCTGAACTAATGGAAGAGGCTCAAAGCAAATATGAAGATTTATTAGAACTAATCGTCAAGTATTTAATTGACGAAGATGCTCATAGTATGACAGTTCTATTAACTAAACCGAATGCTAAAGTAGCAAGAATGTTTTTTGACTACTTAACTATATCCAACATTAAAAACAAAAAGAAATGCGATATAGTTAATCGTATTAAAGAAGTATATACAAAGGAGAACACAATGATAGATTTCAAAGCATTTCTAGCCGAAAAACTAGAAAAGATTGATATGTCTTCGGATTTGGAACAAGATAAAATTAAATTGACTGAAGCCGACGATGACCCATTTGCTGACGATGCTGGCGGTGACGATGCCGGTGGTGGTGATGACGATTTCGGTGGAGATGACGCTGGTGGAGACCCATTCGGTGATGACGCAGGTGGTGGAGATTCCGATAGCGGTGATTCCGATGGTGGTGACACCGAAGGTGGCACTGGTGAAGGAGACGATTCCGATAATGGCGAATTGAACCTTGACGATTGGGAAGATGACCCTGACTTCACAAAGGGTGCTGCAAATCCTGATGACGTTACATTGAGTGATACCCCAAGTGGTGAATGTATCTACGACGTTGAAGGTGCTATGCAGTCTCTCGCTTCTGTTATCCAGAGTTTGAGTGATTCCGACCTTGCTGAAATTGAAATGGTTAAGAAAGCAGTAGAACTTATTTTCAATGGTAAGATTTTGAAACCTGAAGATGTTACATTCACTAACCCTGAAAATGCTAGTTTCTTGATTAAAAAGATTGCTGCTAATTTGGATGAAAAGACCAAGAATTATTTAATTCTCAAAATTAAACAACCTTTGATTAAACAGCGTGACCAGCAGAAACTTGATATTGCTGCATTGAAGAAAGACGTCAATGTTGCTAGAGATACATTACAGGACTTGGATAAATAAGTTCATATAAATAGAAAAAATTGAACTGATAACTAATAAATTACTATATTTTTATAATTAAATAATTTGAGGTGAATTTAATGTTAAATGCTAATATGAATGATGGTAAATCATTGGTGATACTTATTGTTGGTGACAGTTCGGGTTGTTCTCACATCCGTCTTCGCCACAATGCTCTTTGGTATTGCGGTCACGAACACTTTGGATTTACACCAGTGATTACTCCAATTCCTATTTTTGATCCGATGTATCTTGCTAGAACTAAGGCTATTGTCATTCAAAGACCTGTAACTCCTGTTCATTTGGAAATGGTTAGACGATACAAAGCTCTACAGCCAAAGTTTGGTTATAAACTTGTTTCGGAATTTGATGACCAAGTCTGGGAGATTGACGGACAAGGTATTCCTGACTATAATACGGCTTCTCTACATTTTGATATAAAGGGAACAACTGCCGTTGCTGAACAGACTTTTCCTTTGTTTGACGAAATGGTTGTTTCAACAGAATTTTTGAAGTTGAAAATCATTGAGAGATTCCAAATTCCAGAACAGAAGATACACGTTATTCGTAATGTTGTCCCTCGTTTCTTATGGAATTATCCACGAAAAGCAAATAAGACTGAAGACTTGGTAAAGCCAAAGGTTTTGTATAGTGGTTCTCCTTGTCATTACAGAAACCCTGTTCCAGCTAGAAAACCAAGTCCACAAGAGCCAAATGGATTTCCTGGCATTACTCCTTTGAAAGGTGATATGAATAATGCTTGGTGCGACTGGGTGATTAAGAACGTCAATGAGAACAAAATAGATTTTATCTGTATGGGTGCTTTGCCTTGGTTCTGGGAACCAATTAAAGATAAGATTCGTTTCGTTCAATGGGTAGATTCTCAAAGTTATCCACGATTGGTAATGAGCTTGGGTGCCGATTTCCAGATTGCTCCGCTTGTTTCTAATGTGTTTAACAAATGTAAATCAGCATTGCGACACACAGAAAGTTGTGCTGCTGGAACTATTCTTTTGGGAACAGTCTTCAGTGATGACAAATGGTCTCCTTACGAAGAAATTAACCCAAAATGTAAGGTTCTTGATACTGCCACAGTTGAAGATATAGATAACATATTCTTTAATTTGTGTAAGAAAGAAAACTACAATGAAGTATTAAACTGGCAGTACAATTTTATAAATGAAAATGGTTATTGGATGGAGAGTAACAAACACGCACAAGAATGGCTGTGTATGATAGATGGAGGAAATAACAATTTCATTTAATGGAAAAGCGGGAGTGAAAAACACTCCCGCTTTATTACGAGGTAACAACAAAAATTTTACTTTTCAATGTTCAAAACCATACCGTGGCACAAAATATAATCGTTCCAATCATCTGCCTGGTAATACTCAGTATTTTCGTTGGAACCGTAAATGACGTGGCAATCCGGGTGGATGTAATCTTCTCGGTTGATAGAGAAACGATTAAAAATAAAGTTTCTCATTTCTTCGGTAATCTTTTCCATTTCGTCAAAGAAGAAAGTGGTCGGCTCCATTTCTTTTGCGTGTTCAACAAGCAGGAGATGAACATCGTACATATCCGACTGAGCCATATTGATATAGACGAACTTCTGCTTCCAAATGTCTGACGCAATTTTCTTTGTTTCTTCAACCACACCAAGACCGTGCTGGCTAATCTTGAAAATGTAACCAAAGTGCTGGAGCGGGGTGAGTTTCATAATAGTGGCGAGTTGATTAACTTTCATTTGGAACCTCTTGTTTTCTTGTTTACATAGTAAATATAGATAATTTGTGGCAGTTTGTCAATGGATTTTCTGTAAAAACTTGTAAAATAAAATTTACATAAATATAGTATGAAATTATCCGAAGCTACACAATTTTTGCGTTCTAAAGGCTATTTAGTGGAAAAACAGAAACACGTTTTGAACCAAGCCGCAAAAAGCAAAGATGACGAATTTTACACTTATATGAAGGATATTGTAAAAGAACTTAAACATTACAATTTCGGTGGAAAAATCGTTTATTGTTGCTGCGACAACCCTGAATGGTCTAATTTCTACAAGTATTTTGAAGAAAATTTTGATTCTCTCGGTTTGAAAGGTTTGATTTCTTCTCATTATGAAACCAGCGGAGATACCTATTGGACTGAATACTATGGAGATAAACGCATTGACCATCCTTTAAAGGGTAACGGTGACTGTACAAGTCCTGAATGTCAAGCATTAGCAAAGAAAGCCGATGTAATCGTAACAAATCCACCTTTTAGTTTGTTCAATAAAATTGTTGAAACATATAAGAGTAAACCTTTTATTATGTTGTGTACACCGATTAAAATGTCTAAACCAACTTGCTTGAATTTGTATATGAACCACAGATTGAGATATGGTTATACAACAGTTGGTAATTTTTATAGACCTGAAGGTGCTAAGGATAAACACGTCTATTGTGCTTGGTACACAAATCTTCCAGTCAATAAATCATATAAACCTTTGAATTTGGTTGAATATGATGAGGAAAAATTCCCTAAATTTGACAACGCAGATATTATTTCTGTAAAGTCACAGAGAGCAATACCTGACACAGACGAAGTACTTGGTGTGCCAGTAAGTATTTTACAAAATGTGGACCCGGATAACTTGCCGTTTGAAATTCTAGGCGTAGATGGAAAACTTAAACTAAATGGCGAAACCGTGTTTGACAGATTGATTATTAAATTAAAATGAGGTAATTAAAATGGATTTAAGAGAAGCTAAAAAATTTTTGAATGGCAAAGGATATATGTTGGTTGAAAACATTATTAGTGGTTCCTTTGAACACGAATATGAAATTGAACCAACAATAGACGGCTCAGATTATTATATCTTATATTCTGCTGAAATTAACTATGAAGTATATGGTGCTGAACGAGATGTAGGCGTTGGTGAA